TAGCCAGATAGCCAGATAGCCAGATAGCCAGATAGCCAGATAGCCAGATAGCCAGATAGCCAGATAGCCAAACCCCCAACATCCAAAAATAATGAAGAAGGCTTCTCCATACCGAGTAGCCGTGCGCTCGCGCTTGAAACCGAGTTCTCGCAACCCCCCGTGCCCCAATGATTTACGAGCGATTCCAAAAAGTCCGATGTCCAAAAATTGGCAGCCCTCAAATCCGAGTTTCTGTAAGTGCTTGTCACGCAAGGCTCCAAGTGTCTCCAAAGGCCCACGCAGAAACCAGGCGAGGCCAAAAAGAAATTGCCTTGGCCGTTTGGCTGTAGGAAGTGCGGCCAGGCAACCTTTGATCACAATTTACGCACCTGCTCAATTTTTGAGCGATTCTTTCAATCCAACCAAAGGTAAGCCATGGCTGCTCAAAAATTACGCAGTTGATCAAAATAAAACCATCGCCACCACGGCCCCCTTGCCAAAAACGAAAATCGGTGTAAAAATAAACCTACTTCGGCGGGAGACGAATGTTTCCGCTCAGAGCCAAAAGTGTAAAACCCATATAAATCCCTAGCGTTTATGACAGGTTTTCATGGCCACACACGGAAACACGTTCGACCCTACGGCAATGCCAAAAATCAAACTGGACCCGTCGTCGCTGAAGACGATCCGTCCACTTGTGGCGAACATGGCGAAGAAGGGAGCGCGGCCCAGCGACATCGCGGAGCTTCTTGGTAACGCATATCCCGTCCCGGTCATCCAGGCACTCTTTGCCGAGGAGTTCATTTCGGGGGCGGCAGAGTGTCGGATGATGGTAGAGCAGAAGATGCTCGATGTCATCATGGATTGCGGTGATCCAAAGCTGATCCAATTCTACCTTTCCCGCCTTGGCGGCAAGAAGTGGGCGGAAGGTGGCGAGGCCCAGGCCGGAGCGGAACCAAAGCGGTTGGCGATCAAATGACGGAATCGACAAACCCGAAGGAATTGTTGGCTTCCATCCTTGCGGACCTGAAAGACGGGAACGGTGATGGCGGCCAGGCCCAGGCGGTTCGCGGGAACCCCTTGCCTCCCTCGGCACCAAAGGCCATTCCGCCAGAAGGATTCCCAAAGAGTGCAAACGGCAAAAGGCCGGCACGTCGGCGCCCCGGCAGACCCCGCAAAGAGCGCACCCCTGAGCAGGCCGCCAAGGAAGAGGCCTCCGCTCTTCTCAACTCGCGGGACGATGACACGTCAGCGGAAGATGGCATCTTCACAGACGGGCTCCCCCTGGATCAGATGAAGGCGTTTATCGCCGACAGTATCAAAGGTCGGGCGAATGAGCGAATGGGCGACGTTGGCTCGCGGATCTCTCGGCTTCAGAAGTCGGCCAATGGGCAGATCGCGGCGTACCTGGAAGAGCAGGAGCGCGTTGCCAAAGTGGCTGCTGCGGCAGATCGGGCGGCTCAGAAGGCGGCGATGGCGGCACTCATCAAAGAGTTTGAGGCAGAAGGACACAGCCAAGAGGCGGTCGAGCGGGTCAAGCGAGCGGCTGAGATGGTGTTCTCGGACGATCCTGATTCTCACACGGCGGACGGCACTCCGCGTGAAGTCATGGAGATCACGGGGAACCAGCCGGAACAGACGGCTTTCTTGCGAGACATGCAACCGGGGAGTGTTCTGGCCCAAGGGGGTTGGGGGTGCGTTGCGGGGTGTACCCGTATCGACCATGGTTTTGACAAGAGAACGCTGATAGCCGATCTGTTCCGTGCCGGCAAGTGGTTCAACGTGGTAACTGCGGATGGACTGAAGTGGTGCCCGCCGCCCGTTAAACTGCCAGAGGCAGAACTGTTCCACGTTTATTTCGAGGACGACGCGCGGATCACTGTCCACCCAGACCACAAGTTTTTTACGTCTGATGGGAAGTGGCAGCCCTTGCATGACTTGGGTATAGACTTTGAAGTGTTGTCGCCGTCCCCCACGTTGGCTTTTCGCCAGGCGGGATTTCATTCCCCAGGGGAGTGGGACGATCCGAGAGTGGCTGGATCTGGGGAGACATTCAAGAAAATCATTTACATCAAAAGCGCAGGGGTTCAGGAATACTACGATCTGAACGTACCGGACGTTGGGCACTATTTGGCAGAGGGCGTGTGGAACCACAACAGCGGCAAGTCGTGGAGCGGTGCCCGCAAGTTCGCGTTCCTTCACGCTCTCAACAATGAGTCAGAGGGCATGATTATCGCCCCCACTCGTGAAGACCTTGTGCGCGACATTGTCCCCAAGTTCATTGATTTTTGCAACGAACTCAATTGGACAGTCACGCGCAAAGAGCAACCGCTTCGGCTCACGGTCCTGGGGCGGCAGATTCACTGCATGTCAGCGGAGGAACCGCGCCGAATCAGTGCGTTCACGGTGGGGCATGGTTGGGTGGATGAAGCCGCTCGTGTCAAGGAATCCAAGGTTGATCCTCTTGACGATGCCCCCACGCAGATTCGCGGGCGCATGCGATGCAAGAAAGCGAAGGTACTGCAACTGATCGTGACGACCACGCCAGAAGGGATTCACACTTGGGTGCAGCGGGATTGGATCAACGAGGAAACGAGGAAGCCGAACCATCGTTTCTACCTACTGAAAACGGTATTGAATACTGCCCTCCATGAGAACTACCTTGCCGACCTGAACGCGACAATCCCGGCGGACTTGGTTCAGCAGTACCTCGACGGCCACGCGGTTGACTATGTCGCAGATCGTGCTCACGCCACGTTTGGCAACGAGAACCTTTCTGCGATGGAGTTTGACCCACGGCTGCCGCTGCATATCGGGCTGGACTTCAACGTGGACCCCATGTCCTGGGTGGCCGCGCAGGAGTTTGGCGGCGGGATTCACTGCATTGGCGAAGTGTTCATCGAGGGCGGAACGACGATTGACCGTGCCCTCCAAGTGGCTGCCGAGATGGGATGGGGGAAAAGCACACGAGTCGTCTTTCACCCCGACCGTTCGTCCAAGGCCCGTTCGACAACTGGTGATGGCGAGTTTGTCAGCTTGATGAAGGCGGCGAAGGCCCTGGGGTGGAAGTGTGAGGGCACCGCGTTTGGCCACAATCCGCCAGTCATCGCACGTATCGGCAAACTCTCGCGTGCCATCCTTTCAGCCGACGGGCAACGTCGATTCTTTGTGAATCCCAAGACGTGCCCGCGCTTGACCTCTGAGTTGCGTACCGTTGGCCGGCGCCAGGATGGGGACTACGATCCAGGCAAAGCGAAAGACAAAGGGCACATATTGTCTGCCATTGGGTACGCCATTTTCGAGATGTTGCCAGACAAAGACCTCAAAGCCGGACTCGTTCCGTTCAAGTATTGAAAGAAGGAGACAGTATGACTTACGAAGAACAAGAACAAATGGGGATCAATCTTATCGACGTTATGACGACGGGGAAGTCAGCGGAGCCGATTCGCCGGGTACTTTTGACTGGATCCCCAGCAGGAGACTACTATAAGGAGATAGAGATGGGATGGCCCATTCCACAGTCAATGATCACCCGGCATCCGGTCACAGAGATAGAGGAAGTGTACGAGATCCCCGATGGCGTAGGCATCTATCAGGGAGCATATGACGGAAGCAACTTTTGATACTACCGCAGACAAAAACGTCAAAGCCGGCCTTGTGCCGTTTAAGTATTGAGAAAGGAAGGGGACATGGTGAAGGGAATATATCTGTCGGCGTGCTTGGCGTTTGGCGTAGGTTGCCTCTTCTTTGCGGCAACGAATAGTCGATACGGAAAAGGCTGGCAACGCGAAGCCATCTTGAAAGGGCACGCCATTTGGGCAGTGGACAAAGACGGCAGCCCAGTGTTTCAATGGAAACCGATTGGGGGCGAACGATGAAGTCCACCCCTGATCTTTGCCTTGCGCCAGAAACCACTGTAATCGGCGGAGGTTTGCAGCCGGCAGACCCTTTGCCTGCCGCGCTTCCGTGTCCGTTCTGTGGAGAAAAGTGTTACACTTCTACGAACGGGGACATTTGCCACTACGGCGCCCCGCCGGAAAACTGTCTTATGCGGCACGTTCAGACGGCAGACCTAAGCAGCAAAAGCGGTCCAAGGCTTGTGGACCTCTGGAACACACGGTCCGGCGCAATGCAAAAAACATCAAGGAGCGAGTGATGAATCTTGACAAAGACGTTTCCGGATACGTGGAAGGGATGTCTCTTCGCCAGGGCCTGAACGCAGCGATGAAATTGCAGTCCATGTTGGACGAAGCGGCCCAGGATCGCGCCGACTTTCTCGCCAGAGCAGGTGGATCTATCGGCACAGACAACGGCACATACCTGGCGTACATCGTGCGAGAGGACGCGCTCAGAGCGTTGGCCAGTGCGCTGCGAGACGCCATCATTGCCAAGTTTGGCAAAGAGGATCAAACGTCGTGACGAGGCATGCCCATTGCCCACAGCCACAAGATGTTAGCGTTTCTGAACACGCGACGGAGGCAATCCCACATGGACATTGAAATTGGCAAGAAGTTGAAACTCTCTGAGGAATACCTTCAGTCCGTTCGTGCCCGTTCGTTTTGGCAGGCGGCCTACGACTCCACACACACTTTTGCGGAAGGGTACGATGCGGCAGGGCTGCCCATTCTGCCCAAGTATGAAAAAGAGCGTGAGCCCGACTACATCTTTAGAAAAGCAACCGCTATCAGCCGCCCGTTCACGCGGGCAGTCATTGGCGCATATCACAATCGCGTAGCCCGTGCTCCCATCGTGCGCCAAGTCGGCGACAATCGTTACCAAGAGTTCATCGAGGACTGCGATGGCTTGGGCACGCCTCTGTCTCAGTTCATGCACAGGGCTTTGCGCAAGTCTCAGATTCGCGGGAAAGAGTTCATCCTTTGCGACTCAACCATTGACCCCAATGTTCAAGTGACGACAAAGGCTGACGAGATCGCGCTGGGCGCTCGCATTGTTCTGGTTGACATCGATGCGGATAGTGTTTTGGAATACAAACTATATCGTGGAATCGTGCAAAACGCTGTGCTTTTAATGGAAGATCCGTCCGGCGAGAAGTTTCTGCTTGTGGTAAATGCGGACTACACTCAGCGTGTTACGTTGGATCAGAAAACGCTAGACACGTCTTCTCCTGAATTGATTCCTATGGAAGCCAAGGCTCCGAGCCCGCACAATTACAAAGCGTGTCCCCTCATCAAATTGGAACCGCTGGAAAGCTACTCTCAATCGGGCGCAGTGGCGGAAAGTCAGAAACGCATCTGCGGCCTGGAATCAATGGAGTTCCTGGAATACGCTCACGCCACTTTCACAACGTGGGCTTTCATGGGCGTGTCACCAGAACAGCTTGCACAGATTCAAGAAGTCGGCGCGGGCATCGCTATTGCAATCCCTACTGGCGTTGGGTCAAACAGCATTCCGACATTGGAAAAACTTGGGGCAGATCCGGCGCAATCTGAAAGTCTGAGAAAAGCCTACGACAAAGAAGTCAAAGAGCTTTACCGTGGCGCCGGCCTGAGCCCTGGGAACCCCACGGATTCAAGCACGCCTGAGTCAGGCATTGCCAAGTCTTTCCGCACGGATGAAGTGAACGCAATCCTGTCTGCCATTTCCACATGCGGCGGGGAAGCAGAAAACCGAGCGGCCAAACTGTTGGCGAATGCTCGTGCATTTTCTTTCCCTGGAAAGGCTCGTTGGCCGGAAGAGTTCAACACGCCTTCTCTCATTCAAGAGTTGGAAGCGGTTCTGCGCGTGTGGGAGAGCAACCTGCCAGACACGCTGCGGCGAGATGCTGCCCGTCGGTTCATGTCTGCTCGTCGCCCGTTGCTCTCGCCGGAAGAGACGGCGAAGTTGGAGGAAGAGTTGGAAGAGGTGCCGGTCAACCGTGCGGCTGTTGACGATGAAGAAGACGACATGGAAGACGAGAAAGACGACAAAGAGGACGAGAAAGACGGCGCGGCCACAGCCCCTCGCAAAACGCGAAAGAAGTCCGCGCCAAAGACTGGCACAATCGGCATCCGCTCTTTCTCCGATGGCAGCCAACACCAACCCGATTGACTTTGTTGACTGACCTAATCCTTGAAAGGAAGGACCAGGACATGAATCTAGTGAGCTGTGATGAGTGTGGGATTGTGTTGGACGCCAATAAACTCCGTTTTCCTGAGAATATCTTTCTCGAAGATGGAAGTGTTGACCAAACGAAGTCCTCATGGGATCCCGTTTCCTCGCAATATGTTCCAATGGTTTCCTGTCCGCAATGTGGTTTCGAGATTCTCAATCACACTTAGCCTGCCCCAGCAGTTTCGTTGACAAACCCGCTCCTTGAAAGGAAGGACCCATATGAAAACCGTCGAAATCGACGGCATCATTATCGAGGTGGCAGACGATGCCATCGCCGAAAAGTTGATTGCCAAGCGCCAGGAAACAAAGGAAAAGACTCGCAGTCTTGCCGCAGAACTTGAGGAGACCCGCGCAAAGATCGCGGCCATCGACAAGGAAAAAGCGGATCAGCTTGAGGCCGAAAAGGTCAAAGGGCTGGCCGACAAGAAGAAGTTCGATGAGGCCCTGGCGACCGTCAAGGCGTCTTCTGAGGCCAGAATCAAAACCCTTTCAGACTCGTACCTGAATGCGGAACTGCGGGCAGCCGTCGCCGGCAACGCAGAAATCGTCCCCTCTGCGGTTGACGATGTTGTCTCGCTCATTCGCGGGGCTTGCACATTTGATTTAGATGCTAAAGTCGTGCGTGTGCTGGATGGGTCTTCTCCCAAACTTGGGGAAGATGGCGCCCCGATGAAAGTGGATGCTTTCATCAATGAGACGCTAGCAGCCCGCCCACACTTCCGAAAAGCAACGGCCACATCTGGATCGGGTGGGGCGTCTGGAGCAGGCGGAACGAAAGTCGGACAGTCGATCACGAACGATGCGTTCTTGGCGATGTCCCCGACTCAACGTGCCGCCTCTCTCAAGAAGCCATAGTGTTTATGGTGTCATGGGACGGGGCTAACCAACTTCCCCGGAGTCCCCTCCCATGGCCAACACTCTCACTTCCCTCGCCCAAACTCTCTACCGCGCTTACAACGAAGTTCCCATGGAAGCCACTGGCTTCTTGGACTCGATGGGCGTCAACTGGAATGCCGAAGCCATTGGCGTCAACGCCACGGTCAAGGTTCCCGTCATCACCCCTCGTGCTCTTGGGTCTGTACCCACTCCGGGCATGACCTGGACCGCTGGGGCCGATTCTGTCTCCTCCACCCGTGATTTCACTCTCACGGGAACGGCTGAATACACTTTCAACATGACCGCTGAGGAAGAGAAGTACCTGTCGATTCCTGACAACGTCACCGCGCAGGAAATGCTGCGTCTGAACCTGGAGCAAGGCAGGCGCGTCATCCGCAACGCCGTCGAAGCCGCTGTTGGCACCGCGCTGAACGCGAATGCCAGTCGTGCCATTGGCACCGCCGGCACCGCTCCGTTCGGCAGTGACATCACCCTGCTCAATGAAGCCATTCGCCAACTTCAGATCAATGGCGCTGCCGATTCTGGCCGCGTCGGTGTTCTGGACTTCAACGCTGGATACAATCTCCGCAGTATCGCGCAACTCCAGAAAATGAATGAGACCGGCGGGGACATGGTCCGCAGCGGCATGATTGGTCGTCTGGCTGGCACCGACATCTTTGAGTCGGCCAACATTGCGTCCCACACCAAAGGCGCGGCCACCGGCACCCTGGTCAACAAGAGCGGCGGATACGCCATTGGCGACACCTCCATCGTGTTTGATACCATGACTGTCAACACGACCGGCATCAAGGCTGGCGATGTCATCACCTTCGCCGCTGACACGACATACAAATACGTCGTCAAGACCGGCGCGGCTGCCACCTCTGGCACCATCGTTCTTCAGGAGCCCGGCCTGCGCGTTGCAATCCCAGACGACAACGCGATCACCGTGACCAACAGCCACGTTTCCAACATCGTCGCGGCTCCTTGGTCCACCAAGATCATCGCTCGCCCCTTGGCGCAGCCCCAGTCCCCCGCCGTCGAACAGCTTGTCCTGTCCGATGCCAAAGGCTGGAGTTGCAACTTGATCCGCGTTGTCGGTGACCAGATGGCCAGTTGGTACATGCGTGTCGCCTACGGCGCATTCGTGCCCAATCCCTTCGGTGTCATCAAGATCATGGGTTGACCTTAGCGGTTCTGAGGTGGCGTTGGCTTTCGGGCCAGCGCCACCAAAGGGCCTTTCGCACCATCGCCTTTTGTGGGCAGGTTGGTTGCACCAGAGATCGAGCGGATGGTTTTCCTCCTTTCTCATTCGTAGCGGACTGGCTCGGCTAACATGCCCACTTTGGAGCGTCCATGATCCCAGGCGAAACAGTCTATCTCGCAGTGCGGGTCACCACGGCTGCCGGGGCTCCGGTAACGGGGCTGACGCTTGGTTCATTTTCCAATGTTACGACGCTGGGTCCGAATGTAGTCACCATGGCCTTTTCCTCTGTGGTAGAGGTTGGTACAAATGGCGACTACATTCTGACGGTCACTCTTCCTCTTACCTCCGGCCAAGTGTGTGTGCGAATCTTCAGCGGCAGCAGCACAATCACCCCGCCGATGTACGCTGGCGAAATCGAATCCAACGACTTCGACACAATCGCGTCAGCGGTCATTCGGCCAACGGTTTCTGTGATAGACCCGGCTTCTCAATTCGCGGTTCAGAACTTGGTCATGACGGCGTACCGGTACACGCCACTCAGCATTGTGTTCTCGTCAACAACCGACTTCAGTGCGTGGAATAACTTCCGCTTCAACGTGTGGGACTCGCGCAGAACCGGAAGCATCTACACCTTGTCGGTATCGACGCCAGCCGCACCAGTCAACGGAGTCTCCACATTCAACATTGTCATCCCAGAAAACGCCGCTTTCTTCTCGCGCATTGACGCAGTGGTCACGGCGGGGCAGACGCAGTTGGCATTGGTGTACGACCTGGTCGGGGACGAAGCGGCTACGTCAAGTAAGTCCCGAACGGTTGTGTCTGGTGCCCTCAATCTCCAGGCGAATGTAGGTGCTGCATGAGCTTGCTTCCTGTTTCTGGGAATCGCTGGGTGCTTTTGCCGGGGGAAGTGGCAAACGACAAACTCGACAACATGGCGCAGAACACCATCAAAGGGCGGGTTTCTACTGGTGCTGGCGCCCCAGAGGATTTGACTGCGGCACAAGTGCGAACGATCCTCAGCATAACGGCAGCAGGTGCCGCCATCCTTGACGATGCGGATGCCGCTGCTCAGAGAACGACTTTGGGCCTGGGGGATTCCGCCACCAAGAATGTCGATGTAGCAAATGGCGTTTGCGGCCTGGACTCAGGCGGGAAAATACCAAGCGGCAATCTACCTTCAGGAATTGACGTTAAGGTGTTGGCCGACGGCACAGACTCAACGCCGGGCTACCTTGCAGACAAGTGTGATGACGCCACTCTGGAAGTGAACACGTCCACGCACGTCATGCGCGTCAAAGCCCTTGGACTCTCAGACGCCCATATATCAGCGGCAGCGGCAATCGCTTGGACGAAGATCAACAAGTCTGGTGCCGCTGCGTCTGACGTTGGTGCGCAGCCCAGCAGTTCTGAACTTACGTCTCTGGCCGGTCTCTCGACAGTCGGCGTCATCAAAAGAACCGGATCGGGCACACACTCAATTTTGGCGTCAAACGCACCAGGCGAAGACGGCTTGGCTGGGAGAATGACTGTCGCGACAGTGACCACGGACCAATCCCCTGCCGCAGCGGATTGCGGAAAGGTGTACGAAAACACTGGCTCTGGCGCACTGGTCACGCTCACCCTGCCGAGCACACCGACGACAGGAACGCAATTCGTTGCCATTTGCCAGAACGCCAACGGCATCAAGTTTCAATGCCCCGCATCTACAACGGTGACGGTGGGCACTACGGTTTCGAGTTCTGCTGGGTACACGCAATCAACCGCCATCGGGTCGAGTGTTACGCTGGTGTACATCGGTTCCAATAAATGGGTGGCAATTGCCGTTACCGGCACCTGGACCACAGCATGAGCGCAATGTCTGGCCAACAAATTGAAAGGGCGTTTGTTCCCGTCTCAACAAATACGACAGTTGGGATTACTCACCACAATCGGATATTGTTGGTGACTGCTTCCACTGGCATCGTGACAATCACTGTCCCTGCGGCATCGACCATGCCCAACGGTTTCCAAGTTACCGTTGTTCGCGCCACGGGATCGACATACAATGTTCAGGTGTCTGGTGGATACTCGCAGACTTTGACCGCAGCGGACCCCCAGCGGTCTATCGCTTGCGATGGATCGGCTTTGTGGTCGATGATTAACGGCGGGGCTGGTGGCCCTCCTGGTGGAACTACTGGTCAAGTTCAATATAACAACAACGGTAGCTTTGGTGGGATCGCTGAGGGGACTTCTGGGCAAGTATTAACCTCTGGCGGCCCTGGTGCAGCGCCTTCGTTTACTACAATTTCAGGTGGTAGCGGCTCAGGCGGCGGGGGCTGGGGGAGTAGTTCACAATTAACTATGACTCAGCAGACTACTGGGTTGACTGCTGGAAGTGCTGTTAGGTTTACTTCTACCACTGGGGATCACGCTTTATCCAATTACCAAGTTACTTTGAAGGCAGGGACTAAATCAGAATTAAGTGCTGAGTTATTCGCAGTGTATAATGCTGCTACCAGTCACGCTGTGTATCAGTGGTACAACGTAACTGCTGCTGCATACATTGGAAATCCTTCGACAGAAGTTCCAGGTAATTGGACAGGTAGTAACGCGACATACACAAATCAGATAAAAGCATTGATAACTGTCGCTTCGGATACCGTTGTAGAACTTCGCATAAAAACGGTTGGGGCGGGAACGATTACAAGTATTGAAACTGACTCTTGGGGTTTCGTTTCCTCTACCCTTCCCACAGGTGGAGCCTGGGCTAAATCCTCAGTCCTTACCCTAGCAGGACTTCAGTCAACTGGTTTAACTGCTGGTAGTCCCATCCAATTCGCTAATATAACTGGGGATCACCTTTTAAGTAACTACGGGGTTACTGTCAAGGGTGGAAGTGTTGCGATGTTGAGGGCTAAAGTTGGGTGGGACTCTAGTTCCGCCACAGGTGTCGTGTTTAGATGGTATGATATGTCGGCTAATAGTTACGTCGGGATAGGCGGTCAGCCGCTATCAGACGATTACAGTGTTGGATATACCTACGCCCCTCAGACCGATCCATTTGTTAGAGTCTCCCCGACTACTGATACCGTGTATCAATTACGGATAGAATCAATTAACTCGGGAACCATTAGTAACATATACCCCACGTCTTACGCCACCGTCGAATCCACCGATCCTATGTGGCCTACGGCGGGTGGGTGGGCGAAGAGTGCGTTCATGGCTCTGTCGGCTTCTCAAACAACTGGATTAACCGCTAATTCTCCCGTTCAATTTGATTATATCTCTGGCGACTATCAACTAAACACTTATGGGGTGGTAGTAAAAGCTGGCACCGTTGCGATGCTGACTGCTCAGTTAAATGTGTTGTTTACCTCTGCGTCTGGGTCAAATCAGTTGACGTATAGGTGGTATAATGTAACTTCTTCAGCCTGGGAAGGTAGTCGAGCTGTCCTTAGTATTGCGCCAAATCCATCCTACGAAAATATAGATAGTTGTGTATCTAAGGCTAGAGTTTCTCCTTCTGTTGATTCATTGTATCAACTAAGAATAGAACAAGCTACTGGTGTTAATCGACTATACTCGGCAGTTAAGGATTGCTGGGCCACCGTCGAATCCACCGACCCCAATCCCCCCAAAGGCGGAAATTGGGCACTAAGTTCCTTAGTTACTTTGAGTGCCAATCAAACTACTAACTTGGCTGTTGGGCAACCTATAAGATTTGACACTATTAGTGGTGATCATACTCTTAGCAACTACAGGGTTAAGGTGAAGGGGGGACAGAAAGCGGAGTTGATTGCTAATCCTATCGCGTTTTTCTCGACCTCAAATCCAGCATATTTGACCACACGATGGTATGATGTTTCCGCCGCAACACTAATTGGTACTACAGGGGTACAAGACTGTAGGAACGATGGTGGAAACTATACCGCAGTGAGTCCTACGATAGCTTTGGTTACTCCATTAGCTGATAGCGAGTATGAACTAAGAGTAACCGCCGTTGCAAACATTACGCGAATTGAATCATTATATTCAGTTGCTCAAGTCCACTCCACTCTCCCCAACGCCTCAGTAACTTCGCAGGTAATCCGCAAGGAAACGCTGAGCGCAGCGACAACAGCGTGGACTGTTACGCTGCCTGTGGCTTGTAAGGCGATACGAGTAAGTCTAGTTCTGATAAACCCAACAGGAACAGCGAATGAAATAACCGTAAGTGTTAATGGGGTCAATTCGGGACATAACCAACACCAATACAGCTTTGACGGCAATACTTCAGCGGCCCAGGAAGTGACATCACCAACCATACAGAACATTCCGCCTAATTCTTATGCTAAGTACACTCATAGTTACGACATTGTTACAGGTGTTGAAACTGTTATATCTGGGTATTCGGGCAGAAAACTAAGCGCCACATCCCTAGGCACTGCCGTAATCTTTGATAGGATAGCCCAATCCGCCGACATCTCCACTATAACTTTTACTGGAGACCAAACCAACGGTATCGGTGCAGGCTCAGACATCATAGTAGAACGAGTTGACGCAGACCTCGTAAATTTCACGGGGTGGGTTGACGACCCCGAACTCACAGCAATTGCGGGTCTAACCAGCGCAGCAAACAAATTGCCATATTTCACTGGTTCAGGGACCGCCGCACTTGCCGACCTTTCATCTTTTGCGAGAACCTTGTTAGACGATGCAGACGCAGCAGCGGCGAGAACGACCCTTGGTGTTGCGGCTGCGGATGCTGGATGGCAGGACTACACTCCGAATTGTTACATCAATGGTACTTCATCAACAACTGTCCCAAACATCACAAAAAATGTCAGATACCGAATACAAGGTAAAACTCTTTCGGCATACGGAACGCTTGTCTTTACGGGAGTCCCAACGGGAATGACAGTACTATGTATGTCATTGCCTTCAGGAGTAAATTCTATTGTGCAGTCGTACACGAAGAAGTTTCTCATGGTAGGCTCAGCGCACCTAATTGACGGATCTGGTCAGATGTTTCTTGGCGCAATTCTTGTGGCTACCACTGGCGGAACTCCAGAAGAAGATGGCAGCAGGGTTGCGTTTAATGTTCAAAAAACAATTTCTTCGATTGACAATGTAAGCACATCAGTTCCGTTCACCTGGGGAAACGGAATGCACATAGCTTTCGACTTTTCCATTGAAATCCAATAAACAAAAACGAGAAATTACGAGAGGAAGCAAATGGACCCAATTGTTGCAAAAATGGTGATCGACTTGGGCATCGCGTTCACGCTCGGTGCAGTCGCCATCAGTCTTTTTATCCTGCTTTTCAAGCGGTTTCTTTCAAACTCCGCCACAGACCGCAGCGACCTTCTTGCGGCACTACAGCGGCAACTTGACTTTCAACAGTCGCAGATTGCCGAACTTCGCAGGGAAGTCAGGAAGATGCGGGAAGACAAGGACCTGTGGTTCCATCGTGCTTTGGACCTTCAAGAGCGGACGACTACCGCTTTAATGTCAGTTATCGAAGTCAACCAATGGTGCCGCGCTGGCCGCAATGGCTCGCCACCAAAAGGCCCAAGCGAGTCCGACTGCTTCCCTCAAGACTATTGCAATTCTTGTTCCACTACTACCGCAAACGAAGCCGTGGAGGTTGACAAATGAGATCGACATTTTTCATTCTTTTCCTCAGCATGGTGGTTTCTGTTTGTCTGTTGGCCACTGCATGCTTGCGTATCCCTGTGCGGGTGGTACAATACGATAACGAACCCGCCCTCACAGTTGCGCCGGTTGGGAAGGTTTTCATTTCGCCAGCCACGGCAACCCAGCCGCAAACGGCGGTTATGAACCCCCAGGTCAAAGATCCTGAAACCGTTGGGCCCCTGCCGCCAAAGCCGCAGCCGATTCCAGCCGGTGGACTCGATTGGTTGTCGATGCTTCTGGGTGCTGGCTCTCTGGCCATTCCTGCCCTTGCCGTCGCTAAGGTTCTCGTGGATCGCGTCCGCACGGCGGTTGCTGTCGGCACAGAACTGGTAGATAAGATACAAGAAGTGAAGGCAGAGCACCCAGCGGCCAAAGATTCTATAAATGCGGTGTTGGCGAAGAATCAAAGCAATGAAGCGAGAGCGTTTGTTTCCAAAGTGAAGACTAAGAAGCCCCACCTAAAGTAACACACAACAGCCGAACCTCGGCAGGAGACCCCCGTGGCAACATTTACCAAGTTCAATTCCTTCGTTGAGGCGTGCGCTGAGAAGGTTCACAATCTTGGCAGCGACACCCTCAAGGTGATGCTTTGCGACACCGCTCCCGTAGCGACCAACACCGTCAAAGCGGACCTGACTGAAATCTCGGCAGGAAACGGATACACCGCTGGGGGCACCCAGGCCACCATCTCCAGCAGTTCGCAAACCACAGGCACGTACAAACTCGTCCTTGCCGACGTGGTTTTCACTGCCACAGGTGCCATCGGTCCATTCCGGTACGCGGTCCTCTACAACGACACCGCCACCAACAAAGAACTCATCGGGTTCTGGGACTACGGCAGCAGCATCTCTCTTGCCAACGGCGGCACGTTCACCGTTGACTACGATGCGGGCACTGGTGTTCTCACGCTTGCGTGAGATGGTTCGCCTGCTGCAACCTGATTTTGTGAAAACGATAACCACACACACACACGCTAAGAAAAGGCACGCGCCATGCAAATCACAGTCAAAAACCCCAAAATACTCTACGCTGACGACGACTCAAACTGGTCGCTGGAAGTCGAGCACCGCAAGTTGACACCTGCGGAAAAAACCTTGTGGGGGATCAACGAAGATTCATTCACGATGAACCATATTTTATCTCACAATTGCGACACCGAAGGCGGGATCAGAACACAAGACCGTCGGTTTTTTGCGGCAGAGCAAGGAGACTGGGAGGTGAACGTGTGGGTCGAAGATGGTGCAATTGTTGGGTTTGAGTTGCGCATCGTAATCGGCTGGGAGTTCGGCAATGGAGCCAATATCGTGTCGCTCTCAAATCTGCTCGGCGTCGTAAAAATGTCCATGATCGCCCAGGGATTTGAGTGGCCCGCTTTCATCGAACCGTTCTACTCCATCAAGGCTCTGGTCGAAAGCGCAAAGAGCGACATCGAAAGTCGTGGAATCCACTGGTCACAATGCGGCGAAGGATAAGATATGGCCATCACCAGTCTGAGTGATCTGATCGCAAAAATGTCTGACCCGGCATACACGCAGTCTCTGCGTGTGTGTCGGCTCGGGCGCGTAGGCGGCAACGCTGCGGCAACGCCAATCGCGTCTGTTCCGGTCTCTACGTGGCAGTACGAAGGCGACGGCTGCCAAGGTTCGGCTCCTGGATCGACCCCTGCGACCTGCTCGCGCACTACCCAGGGCGCAATCAGAATCGCCAACGCCACTGGTGGCCGGACCAACTATCTGACTGGCGGGTTCATATCTTCTACAGGTTCTGGTAACGCGATACTTATTGACCGGCTCGCGCACGTCAGCGGCTTGTCAGGAACGACCACAACCGAACAATCATTCTCGTCGTCGCTCACGCTTCCAGCGCGTGCATCTGACGGCGTTGGGGTTCTCGCGGCATTGGAAGTGTATTCACAAATTGGCACAAGCGGCACATCTTTCCAACTCAAGTACACAAACACCGCAGACGCTACAGGGCAGCTTTCGCCAGTAACGTCAATCGGCGGGACAAGTAACAGAAATGCTCAATTATGGCGCACGATTCCTCTCGCGTCTGGTGATCTTGGCGTCAAGTCTGGCCAGAGCGTGGATCTGCTTGCGTCAACTGGCACGGTTGGCGATTTTGGTATCACGTTGTTCAAAGTTATCGCAATGATTCCGCTCAACATGCCAAAGTCCTTTATTTCTGGTGCCCCAGACCTTCCTATCATCCCGGCAGATTCGTGTCTTGAACTTATCGTCATTCCAAACGCTGCTGTTGTTCACAATGTGGACGGTCTTCTGCATGTCGTGGAGGCATAATGTCAATAGCATCCCTGACCGCCTGGCGAGCGTTACTTCCGACTGCGTTACAATTGGATTTGCAGGCTTTCCAATCCATTGTTCCGGCGATTTCTTTTATCGGCGGACTCGTTGACGTGAACACAGTGGCGACTCCGTCAACCAACGAGACATGCGACAATTCACACGCTGCCAATTTGCTTTTTAGACCAGTGTCGCCGTCTGGGAAAAAGCTGAAACTCATTCATGTTTTAAATACAATCGACATAGATACTTTCAATGTTAGCGTAGTCACCCCGACATCATCATGCTTACTTCTCTTTGATCGCCTTGCGCAAACGGCTGGACTTTCTGGGACGGTAACGGGCGAACAGACCACGAATCTCCCAGGGTCTTTGCCTGCTCGTGCATCAGACGGGGATGGTGTGTGCGCGTTTCTTCGCGTCTGGACATCTCTTGGAAGTACCGGTACGACATTCACTTGCCGCGTACTTGGTAGCGACAACGTAGAATACACAACTCCTGTGATGGAAATACAGTCCGGACGTGTCAATGCCACTGTCCTCGTGCCGATACCATTGCCTGCTGGAGTCTCAGGGATCAAAGAAGTTCGCGGCGTAAATCTTGCCGGTACAACCGGAACGGCTGGGAACTTTGGCGTGGTATATCTGCGCCCAATTCAAGTTGTCACTTTACCTCTTGGCCCTACAGTTTTCGAGGACTTTGGATGGTCAGGATCAGGTTTCCCAGATGTTCATGACAATGCTTGCGTCAATTGGGCTCCTTTTATTCGCACAGCTAACAGACAATTATATGTCAATTGCGCCTTGCGTTTTAATTGGGTTCCAGACTAATGCTTGGCGCCGTTATATATCCATGGACGATTGACAGCATCGCCACAGAACTTGGCGGGGTGCCGATAGAGTCGTCTGGCGGAGCCACGTCGTACTCCCTCACAGCAAGCGTCGGTTCTTTTTCACTCACGGGGCAAGACGCTGGCCTGAAAGCTGCGATCACTCTTCCTTCCGAAGTGGGCGCGTTTGCTCTCTCTGGTCAAGACGCCAATCTCGTCCAGTCGTTCAAGGTGGCCGCCGACGTTGGGTCGTTTGCTCTCGCCGGGCAAAGTGCGGCGCTACTCTACGCCGCAGGCGGGTCGTACTCGCTGGCAGCGGGGGCCGGCGCGTTTGCTCTCGCCGGACAAGTTGCTGGCCTGAAACCAGCGCTCACAATGCCTGCCGAAGCTGGCACTTTCTCTCTGGCAGGGCAAGCCGCGAACCTGGCGCAGTCGTTTAGCCTCTCTGCCGACGCAGGATCTTTTGCGCTCTCTGGTCAGTCGGCGACCTTGACATATGTCGAAGGGGGAGTCTATACCCTCCCCGCATCAGCGGGATCGTTCTCTCTATCGGGGCAGGATGCAACCCTCAGCAAAACCACAGCGGGGGAGTACTCCCTCGCAGCGGAAGTTGGAAACTTTGCTCTTTCAGGGCAGGATGCAACCTTCGCCCAGACCGCAGCGCCAACGTATTCGCTCAGCGCCGAAGTCGGGGCGTTCACTTTATCCGGGCAAGCACTCGACCTAAAGGCCGCAGTGCGTCTTTCTTCAGAGGTCGGTGCGTTTGTCCTTTCTGGCCAAGAGGCTGTGCTTACGGCGTTGGCCGCAGCGGAGTACACTCTTGTCGCGGATCCGGGCGAGTTCGTTCTGTCTGGCCAAGACGTGCGCATTTACCTCGATGGCACAAGCCCTGCCACACTATTGGTGGCCCGTGTCAAGTCCGTTCTCGGGGCATCCGAACTGATCCACAGCATCCTGCGGCTGTCGTCTGGTGCCCTTGCCAGCACCACGCGCCCACGCATTTTCACCGGCCAAGCACGGACGTTTCTGTGCGGGCGCAATCGTGGCCGCTTGCCGTTCTTTGAGATCCATGTTTCCGGGCAATCGTTCGATCACGAGTCATACTCGGCGGGGGCGATCACGCAGACCGCACTGCTGACGCTGCACCTGGGCGGCAATGATCCAGGCGAAGCCGGGCTTGTCGCGGAGCGGGCTTTGCTCGCCGCCATTGCCGCCATCCGCACAGGCCCAGACAACTTGCTCGCTCTTGGCGATGAATCCCTTGGCGATCTTGAGCAAGGCCCATGGGGCCACCGGAGGACAATCACGTTCACCGTAACGCAGACCTACGACCGCACGACTTACGAGGTGGTGTAACATGGCAAAGATTTGGAACAACTTTGGTGCGTTGCCGGCTGAAGTGGTCGCGCTGTATCCCAGCACGGCCCTGGCGGACTACGACGAAACCGCGCCAACCGCAGTCTTAGAAGACGCCCTGGCCCGCGCTGCGGACCGCATCGTCAACAGTTTCCCAGAGCGGACGTACAAAGCCATTGCTCAGCCAGAAATGGTCTATGCCATCGCCAAAGCGACCGAGGGCCAATCGACATTCACCATTCCCTTCGGCGCCGCTGTGTCAGGGACGGTCCATGTGTGGACTGGATACCCTGCGGAACTGTCGTACCCAAAGCCGGTGATGCAGTACGAAATGCGCCAAGGCCCCTCTGGTCGCATAGAACTCGATTCGACAAAGTGGTCCATCAACTACACGTCTGGCGTAGTCTCTCTCGGCACGTCCTTGGACGCAATGATGCAAGCATTGGTTTCCTATGACACCGATGTCAACGCTGCCACCTTTGGCATCGCATCTCTGGCGCGTTTGGCTGCCAGGGGCGCAGCAGCGGAAGTGGGCGCACGATTGTTTTCAGAAGGGTCGCAAGAGTGGCTCTTGGTCACCAAGTATGCGGAGGGATTCGATGCAGACCTCAAGGCACTTCATGAAGGCCGTTTGGTGCCCGAGGAAATCCGGCGCCTCCGGTTCTGGGCGGAAGTCGCGCCATCCGGTGGCCAAGGCGCCCAAGCCGGTAGCGTGCGATTTGGGAGGGCAAGGTGAGGATCGACAGAGCCTTTGCCGCAGAGGAAGCCAAACGGTTGGCGGGTGAAATCGCTGACATGTTGGCGAGAGTTGCGGGAGAGGTCTATGTCGAGGAAGTTGTCACCAGGCGGTACACAGACAAAAAAGAAAACGGACGCTTCGTAGAACTCGACCCCGACTACGCTGAAGAAAAACAGGACGCCGTAGGATTTACGCATCCGATTCTTGTTCGGGAAGGGCACCTGTTCCGTGCGGTAAAAAGAGGGCGCGGAAAAGTCAACCAAGGCACAGTAACGATAACCTTTACTCTTCCCGAATACGCTAAGGACCATGATGAAGGCAGAGACAATCTTCCTATTCGTCGCCCGGTGGCGCCAAACGCATCCGATGCCAAAGCCCTGGTCGAAGGCATCGCTCGGCGCCTCAAGGGCCGAAAATAGCGCCATTGCACGCACAAGTAAAATGATATTGTCCAGCATCTACCCGCCCACTCGCTCTTCTTAGGAGTCCCAACCATGGCCGCCAACGCATTCCGCGCCAAAAGCGTCACCTTCAAATCCACTGCTCTGCTCGGCATGACCGATGTCGCAGTCAACCAATCTGGCAGCGCCAACGACTTGCGAACTGACGCAAGCGTGGGCGTCACTGCTGTCTTCGTTGACGGCATCGCCGCAGACGTGACCGTTTCCACCACTGATCTGACGGGCGCAGGCGGGGCCAACTTCGTCATTGGCGCCACTGGCAGCTTGGTCATCGTCGCCGAAAAGCGGGCAGAAGGTTCTGGCGCTGCCGTAAGCGGCAACGTCACTTACACTGCCGCCCAGGCCACCGTCATCAGCAACTCGGCATCTGGGGCAACTGACGGCATCGGCGGCGCTCAGATCGCTTTCCGCTGCTCTGTCCCCAGTGGTGACACAGACGCAATCGCCATTTCTTGAATCAGTTGACGGTTCCATCTCACCTTGAACGAAAGGAGAACTCGTTCACATGGCTTTTTCATACTTTTTACCTGGGGCCGCAGTATCGCTAACGCAAGGGGTTTTCGACAACCCTTGCGCCGCCCCTCTGCGTGTTCTGGGCGAGGTCACTGGCTACGGCACTCTTGCCAACGGGATCAAAGGCGTCGAGGTCGTCTTGGCGGGCCAGCCTCGTCCAGATCAAAGCGTGCTGTGGACCGCTTTGCCAGGGCGGGACATGTTGTTTCGCTGTGACGGCACAAAGCCAACGTGGAAAGACTTAGCCCGTGGAACCATCCCGCCATCGGTTGACGTAAAGTTGAAGTGCGGACAGACTGTCAGCATTGCGTTGGCATTGGAATCCCCGCGCAAGATGAAGTTCAGCGGAGGCGCAAAGACAACAGATTGGGCAACAGATTTGCCCAAGATTGCCAACCGCATATATGAACTCAAAGAAGGCGATCCATTGCCGACTGAACTCATGGGGGCGCTGATGGTGGCCGCGCTGCAACCATGCTACCGCATTACTCCTGAAGTTCTTGACGCCATGGACGTGATGACAGATGAAGACTTTTACACCATTTACTTTGCGAGCCTTGGCCAAAGCCCAAAAGTCTAAACGCCAGGGCGACGTATGTTGCTCTGGCCGCAGGCGGATGCCTGGACGCAGACTTGACCCCGTTTGAAGCAGACGTTTTGGCAAGGTTTCTGATCGCCAACAATCGTGCTCCAGATTTGCGAACTTACGCCAAAGGCAGATGAAGAGTACAGGGGCTCAAGAATGACGCAGAACGTTGATTTACAGGTGAAGGTCAAGTTCATTGTGGATCCAAAGGATCTGCAAGCGGCGTTGTCTGGTGGTGGGGCGCAGAGCAAAGGTGCGGGCGGGTCTGGTGGGGGAGGCCCCCCAGGGTCCGCTCCGGCATCGCCGCAGAGTATCGCAAATGCTCAACTCGCAGCGGCAAGACTGCAACAAGTGACGGCGAGAACAGCACAGCAGGCAATGCTCGCCGCCGCCAGGTTACATCAACTGACTGCAAAAACCGCCCAGCAGCAACAGGCTGCCGCATCGCAGGCGCAACTCGCAGCGGCAAGGTTACGTCAACTGACTGCAAAAACCGCCCAGCAGCAACAGGCTGCCGCATCACAGGCGCAACTTACTGCTGCGAAAATACAACTCACAAACGCACAGACCGCGCAGAGGACACAGCAGACGGCGGCCCAAGCGCAACTCGCAGCGGCAAAACTGCAACTTACAACGGCTCAGACCGCGCAGAGGACACAGCAGACCGTCGCCCAATCGCAACTTGCCGCAGTCAAATTGCAGCTCGCGCAAGGGCAACTGGCGCTGCAAGGAACTCAGCAGCAAATGGCGGCGATACGCCTCCAGCGGTTACAGCAGCAACCTCCTCCTCGCCCTCCCGCGCAAAAAGTGGGCAAAGGTTACGGCTCCGAAGGCATGTTCGCCGCTGGCACCTCTCCGATCATGCAGGGCCTCGCTTGGCAATCGCTGTTTGCGACTGGCGACATTCTTGGCCCCATGTCCTTCGCTCCGATGGCGCTATATCAGAACTACTCGCTCAAGCGGCAACGGCGAAATCGTGGGTTTGATCTCGGCGCAGGATCCGATCTGGCAAACGCGGCAGGCGTTGGCCCCACGGGACAGATTGCGACCGCTGGGCACGCCCTGGCGGCGATAAGAAACAATGCCGCACTATCCCCAGCGGAACGTGAGAAACGCATGGCGCAAGTGGACATTATGTCCGCTGGGCGCGTTCGTGGGCGCTTGGGGCGTGGGATTGAAATGTTTGAAGCGGGGCAACTCGGTGGCAAGGGGATGCAAACTGCGGGACTGGCGGTTGCCGCACTTGGTGGCGTCAGCAGTGTTGCGCTTGGTGTTGTCGCTGGGCTCGGCGCGGTGGCGATGTCGCTGAAAGTGTTTGACGACCGAATGAAAGCCTCGGTAGAATCAATCCGTGCTGGAACCGCCGCGAATGATGAACAACGCAGGTCGTCCCGAAGGGGGCTCCAAGAACAAATGGAAAAAGGGCTTGCTGGCGATCTAGGAGCGGATTTGGCTGCGCTTGAAAGTGCGGGCATTAGCCCCGATCTGACCCCTGGGATGCGAGGACTTGCGGCAAGAGCAGTGCGGTCTTCTGGCGGAGATGCAGCAAAGCGACTCATGGCAACTGCGGAAAAAGCAGCAAAAACGTACAACATGACGCCAGAGTCCGCGATGGAAGCCTTGCTGCAAGCCAGAGCAGGACGCTTGCCAGCAGACGCGCTTGACCGGCGAGCACCTAACATTTTTGCAAAAGAAGTGGGCGCAACTGCCGGGCGCAGAGTGCAGATGCGGGAAGCGTGGACCGCCGGAGCGCCGGCCACCGGGTATGGCGCCTTTGCAGAAGAATACCGAGGAGATGTTGGCTACGCTGAAGGCCGAAACTTTGAACGGTTTTTCAGCAACCAAGAGCGGGTGCGAAACCGCATTGCTGAGATCAAGAGTAAGATTAAGCAAAACGAGGAAATGCGAAGCAAGGGGCTGTTGTCATACAACCCAGACGAACTGTTCACGCTTCCTCTGGAACTGAAGGCTCTAAAGACAGAAACGAACATAACGCGCAGCTTGGCCAAAGACCCGCTTGCAATAGAAAATGCGATGAACTTCAGAAAACAGATAGAAGCTGTCAACAAGTTCTCTGAGAAGATTTCAGGGCAGAACGGATTCATCACGTTCATAAGCACGATGACGGATGTGATGTCTCTTGGCGTATGGGAATCTTTGACCGCAGAGAAACTGCGAAAGATTAAAGAATTCGAGGAAGAGAATAGGCGAAAACAAGTTGCGACCGGCGCTCCGTAACAAAAAGGCACCAAGCAATGTCCTCCCCAGTTATCCAAGCAGAAATGACAGGCGGTTTCCAGTTCTACACCTGGACCGGCCCTCTCAACCGTCCGAAACCGATTGCAGACGTTTTCCACCGCCTGGGCGCGACAAACAATCAGGCATACGGGGGCGGCGCATTCGCGCCCATTGGCGGCGGCGCAAGCGGACAAAACCGCATGCCACGATCTGGTGTCCAAGTTGTCGATTACCGAGCGGAAACAAGCCGGTGCCAAGCGCACATGTTTTTCGAGCGGTTATACGACGCCGACAGCGCGGTCAGGGGACTCTATAACACCATCGGCACCAAGCAGACGCTTCGCATAAATGGGATAGACGCGAACGTCGATGTCCTGGTCATTGACATTGTCGCCGATGCCCCCCGTGCGGGCTCGGGCTGTTGCAGTGTTCTCCAAACGGTCACCCTTGTTTTAGAGGCGCTCAACTGATGGCCACTCCAGACGCAAGCACTCTGAACGGATGGGTGTCCGGTAACGAGAAACTCATCGACGTTTGGAGACTCACGGGAACATGGGAAAATCCTGTCTGGAAAGACGCGGGATTGATTCCAGACGGCCCTCCTGTCACGCAGCTCGGCAGCATGGGCACCGCGCTTTTCAAGATGCTGCGGAAAGCCCGCGTTGAAGTCGATCCCGCTGATCCCACGCACACCATAGAAGGCAGCGAGTTTTCCTTTGAAGTAGATTCTCCGCTGAACGCAGGCGACTTCATTTGCGTGACGACAGGCATCATCGACCCGACGTTAATGACGCAATCGGACATCGTTTGGAGCGGAACGGTCACGTCTGTTTCTCGCACGGAAGACCTGTTTGACGATGCGCCTGGAACGGTTACTGCCATGGAGCTTGGCGCGTGCTTGGACGATAAGTCCCCTGGCGGATGGGCGTTCATTGGGGACAGAACGCAGTCCCCGGTTCCTGTTGCACTAAACGAAACGGCAGGGACGTGGAACCTGCCGCCGCTGGCGTATGGTACGGATCTGGCGATGACGAAATCGCAGCCGAACCTCATCCTTCACCCAGACCAGACAAAGTACGCAGGGGTAAAGATTTTCTATTCGGATATGCTTGACATTGCTGCTGCCGGGACGTTACTGCGCGGAACAAAAGCCGATCTCATCCGCCATGTTTTCGCATTTGGCCGCCCGGCGGCATGGCCAGAGATACGTCTTGTGCTGGCCCCCGGAACCACAGACATCATTGATTCTTTGGACCGCAACGTGGAAGTGGTTGATCCAAACGGCTTGACCTTTCGCGGATTGCTGGACATCGTTTTCCCGCGTGCTGGCGGGCTTGCCTGGATTGTCACTATTGAAAAAGAAGGCATCCTAGACCCAATCAAATGGCGCGTCATCGTTGTCCGCACGGATGCAGCGGAAACCACGCTGACCGTCAACATCACGGCGCCAGTCATTTCCTTGCGAAGCCAAGACACAACGCCAGCCTACGATGCCGTCGAGGTCGTAGGGGCGCCAATCGTTTGCTGCGGGACCATTCCGTTTCGTCAGGCAACAAGCGGTGAAACTCAATACGATTTTGTCATGGGGACCAAAGGCTGGACTGCGGAGGCTGAGACGAAGTTTGTAAAAGCCGAACTCTCTATCTTCACGGATCTAGCCAACAACGCTCCGCTTTACGACGAAGCCCTTACTACTTTCCGCAGTCAAGGATCAATGTCGCGTGTGTATCGGGCGTTTAGACCAAACTTGTTCAGCGGCACACTGTGGTGCGGAGATTGCTCCAGCATTGGCGTATCTGGCCGGACTGGATCTCGCCCGGAGTACGTCGAAAACCCCGACTTGCGCAGCCCGCTTTTTCCGACGGTGAACTTTCGCCTGGGCAACACTCCTACGCTTTGGGCGCCGCCAAGTCTGGAAGGAAAAACGACCACTGTAGGCATTTTTTCAGAAGAGGGCAAAGCGTTTTCCCACCCGTCGCCTGTCGTGCTCCGAATGCTGCCGTGGATTCCAGTAAAAGTCGGGGCCATTTCTGGACTCGAATACCAGCAGGTAACGGCGGAACAGTTGATGAAGCCGCAACTTCACTACTACGACGGGGCGCACACTGCGGAAGACCTGACGTTAGCTGTCGGAGTTGACGGACTGGAACGAGCAGGCGTTGGCATGTCTCCAGACACCGTGACTGAGTCGGTGATTCTTTCTACTTCTCCTCCTGATTTTTTTGCGTTCAACAAAGACAACGTCCGCGTGAATGACCAGGGCAACTACCGGACGTACATAGATAGTGAGCCAACGCCAGCAAATGCGTACTCTTGGGAAAGCATGCTCCTGACGGTCGCATATCCGCACCAACAACGGCTACGTGTTCTTTTCTACCGCGATGGCCGAACGAATCCCGACGCAAACGGAGAGGACTGGATCGACTACGGCTGGATGCCGCCTGCCCTCCGTGCCGAAGGGGAGAAGAACAACAACATCATTCGCAAACTCGTCATCCAAGAAGACAGGTTGCAAGCGTGGTACGTTGCGCCAGGAACTATCTTGACCAAGCGGTACAATCAGGAAGACGGCGGCCCTTCCATCTCAGACTCACCTTTTACCACCACGCCTCATGGCGTTCACACTTGGACCCGCAACGATTACGATGCTGCCCACGCATATGCCATGCGCCTTGCCCGCCGATACTTCAAAGACCAAGCCTCGTATTCCATTGAACTCCCTCGCCCCGAGCAGCCCCTAGAAGTCAACGGCGGGCTGACACAGGTTCTCCCAGGAATGTGGATTGGCGACCTGGTTCTCAAAGATCCCGATTCGGCAACGGGCAGAAACAAAACGATCAGCGCCTTGGTGGAAAGCGTTTCCCGCGACTTCGCCACAGGCCGCATGCTCATCAAAACGGCTGCCCCTATGTCCCCGGTGTTCTACAACAACGGGACAATCTCTCCCTCTCTTGGCGGCCCAGTGTCCCCGAGTCTCGGCGGAACCATGGCGCAGGCAGTTGGCAAGTTGCAATCGGCGGTCAGGGACATGCAAACCAATCAGGCCAGCGCGGCGCCAGTGGTTCCGTTTGTCTCTAAACCCGGGGGCGGGGGCGGGGGCACGGGGCTGATTATGGCCCGCATTCTCGGCGGAAACGCTGCGGTTCTGACTGGCTCCGATGATCCTCTTGGGCGGCTATTCGTGCATTCCGTGCCATACTCAAACCCAAATGGCGTCTTATTTGAAACTCCGAGCGTAGATGACTGGGTGAATTACCAGGATCTTGACAGCACTTTTGTCATTGGTGGGTCAAAGATACCATTGCAGCCTTCAGGGATAGGGTTTGCTCAGATCGTGCGCCCATACGCTCTTGGTAGCGCAAAGTGGTCGAACAATGACACATGGGTTGTATTGTCGTCCACGGGCGGCCCAGCGATGAACGTGGCAAACGTCAATCCAGACAAGAAAACTATCACGCTAACAGGAAACAAGACCGACATTGTGAAGGCGACCACGCCAAACATCACTGTCACGGTCGATGGCGTTTCTGCTACGATAAGTTCAATTGCCGCGACCGCATCGGGGGCAAAGATCACACTCCAAGCGGTAGCCGACATCACAAAGCCAATCGTTGTCACCTGGGACGGTTCAGCGTTCATTCAGGGCGAAGTTCCTGTACCAGCAGGAAGCATCACCGTCACCCCCGTTGGCGACTACTACACCATTGTCCGCGTTCTGAACAACACCGGAAGCCAAGGGTTTTCCTTTGGTTCTTACGTCATGCTGGACAAAACGGAAACGTCGGTTACAGATGACAAAGCGGTTTCCAAGGTGTGCTATCGAATCATCGGGCCTGCGTCGCAAGCGGTGCCGCATAACCACGCGGGTCTCGGTACGACAGGCCAGGGCAAGGTTCAATACCTGCTATGACCGATATATACCTTAAATATTTACAGTACATGTCCCCAGCGGCATTGATGCACTGGTCAGGTTTTTTTACGTCCTTAGCCACTGAGGATGAATTAGAGCAGGAGCGGGATGCCATTGTCACAAAAATACTCGAAGACAGACAATCATATCCTGAGTATTTTACTGCCAGAATTAAATATCAAGAGGTCGGGCATTCAAGCAATCCGTATTGCTTTCTGGGCATTCAGCAAGAATACTCCACAGAAAACTATGGAACAATCTCTCAGGAAACGTATCAGAGTTTTAAGCAGACGGACAAAATCACCGCAGGGGTAGCGTTGCGCCCTACTACAGGCCTCAACCCATACGGTGTTCGTGGGATGTTTTCAAACAGGTCGGACCAGACGCATGTTGGTCTTAGATCCGGGTTCCAGTTCGAGAATGTTGGGCTGATCTTTCTCGAATCCGAGCCATCGAAGCGGCTCACTCACACGCATTTCACCGAGCCAAACGAGGACAGGCCATCCCCGTGGAACGTAAATTGGTACTCGACAGAAATTGAAAGTGGAATTAAGTCTGGCGGGATGAATTTTTCTGGAAAAATTGATAGTAAATTATTCAAAGAAGGCAATAGGTATGACCTGCCGCGAGAAATCCTCGACGACACAATGTCAGGGAACATTTCATATCCAGCAAACTGGGAAGTTTTTTTCCGAGATGTATCCACGGCATGGCTAGGAATAGTCGAAAACGACATGGTTGGGTCTAGGCTCGACTTGAGAAAAGAATTATCAGCGGTTGACTACGAAGCCATCTTAGGCCGCCCTGAAACCTTTTTCACAACTCACGGGATTTTATTTTTCGGTGGCATTGAGTTTGCAAAGGCGGTGGACGCGCAGTCCCAAACTTTTGATTTTTATCAAGACTTAGATTTTTCACAGGTTCCTAGTCGTACACTATATAACAGAAAGATAAACGGAGAAAAGGTAGTTGTATCTGAGTTCAACAATGGCTCAGGTGGCAAAGGAATAGTCTCGGGAGAGTGGCACGAGCGAATGAATCTTGGCCTCGTGAACTCTCATTTTATTTGGCAAGAAATCACACCTGACTACTATACGACATTCTATTCACCACGCGATTCTCAAGACTACAGGGAGCGTACTGTCATCTCTCCAGTCGGTGTCCCGTCGAATGGGATTCTTTGTCAGATCGTCAGGAAATACCCATGGGTGAAGGTTGTCGCGTACCCATATTCTCTACAGACAGGTGAAAGTTTTTACTACACAGAAGCCCCAGTGTATTTTAGCAACACGGTACGTTTGAATGAACAGTTTTCATGGACCAGCATGTATGCGCCTGACTTTACCCAAGTCGCGGACCCTGTCTATTTGATCCGCGTAACTCCAAAATACAAAATATTTGAACGACTCGGCGGCACCCAGTGGCACACTGACAAAGGTCCAATGCCTATTAGTATAACTACATCTCCAGGAATAGAGCAACCGAAAGGCGCCACTCGTGCAATGGTTTTCGACATCGGCTGGGAGGGTAACATTCTTCCGCCGTTTGAAGACTATACGTCCGTGAAACTGAGTACATCTAAATCACAAAACGGGCCGACTGCGACAATCAATCAGCACGGAGCAATCGCTTTCAATTTTGGGTCAAACGCGGAATATGTGGTTGACATTCTTGAAGTCGATGATGGCGAAAAGAAACAAAGATTCCCGCTGTATAGAAGACCAGCAAAGATGTTAGCGAGTCCGACGTTCCAAATGGACAGTTTGGCAGCATTTGATAGATACGGGGCATGTCGCACTTCTGCCGTGTCAATAACGGGCCGCACCGTGTCTGTAGATTTGCCCCAGGGATACAAGGTATTTGTTTCCAAGGTGGGAAGAACCAACTCCGCAGCAGACGGCACCTTCGTTACGTTCGATGCTAACTCGACAACAGTTTCATCCGAGGGTAGATTCGAGCCAAGTTCATCACTTGTATCGAAGTTTGCTGAAGAGTGCTTCGGCGGCATCATACCAGACCGATACACCGGAACCGTTTATGTCCAGGTGGTTGACACTTACTACAGTGAAATGCAGCAGATAACGGTCAACCTCTAACCCTCACGCTGTAGGCGCGTTCCGCAAGAGCCCCCGGCCAACGCTCGCAACCTTCTTCTCCCCCAGCGCCAACAGAATCAAGATGACAGGCGGGCACGCGAGAGTAACCCAGAACCAAAGGACCTCGTTGCGCCCCCTGGCACAGGCGATAATCTTGGCGCAGATGGCGGGCGTAATCATCAGCGCCAACACCTGCAAGACCAGGTACAGCGCCCAGATCGCTTGGAAAAGCATGACGCCGTTTTGGTGCTCCGTTGCACGACGAATGGCGTCCAGGGTTTCAGGATCTAGCGCGGGGCGGCTATCGTAAGCAGACATAAAAGGCTCCTTTTCTTTTGAGGGGAATCCTCAGATTCCTCGTTTTGAGTGCGGCGTTTCCGCGCCGCAGTGTTGGACGATGAGAACGATGCCGTATTTTGTCAGCCATGCCTGGCAGTTGTCGCAGGCGGCGCTGTGCCCGTAGAGAAACAAGCGAGGGGGGCACTCGCGCCGCCGCTTGAGATCAACCTTGGCGGCCAGGGCGGCTTTGATTGCGGCGACTTCAGCGTGGTCGTTTTGCCCACAGATGCTCTTGCAAGCATCGTACCCTTCCCCTTGGCTGCGTGGGCACACACGCTGCGGGCACTCGCAGGCGTTCTCGCCGACAAAGTGCTTATCGTCAACGACGAGAACGGCTGTGACTTTTCGTTTTGCGCAGGTCATGGTTTCTCCTCTGCGTCAACCCACTCTTCTCCGACAGTGGACCAGAACTCTCCAGTAGATAGAGAACCCAGGTGGTCTTTGGCCTGTGGGTGGTCAAGCAGGCGTTTGACCTTTCCGCTCGGGCCAACGACGGAACACTGTTCTGCTGGGAACTCATCGAGAACGTATGGGTTCCTGGCGCAGATCGTCAAGGGCGGGAGCCCAGCGCCAGCCTCTCGCATCGCTTCGACTGCTTCTTTCATATCAGAAGGGTGGAGCCAATCGAGCGGAGCGAAAACCGTTTGACTGCGGAAGCGTCCGGCCTTTACGATGATTTCGCGTTTTGGTTTTTCAGTCGTGTCCATGCGGTGTCCTTTTGGTGTGCGGTTGTTCTGCCGGTTCCGCACAGCCGGCGGGCCAAGAGCTATTTCTTGGCGGCACCCTTCTTGGCGGGGGCTGCGCAGGATTTCTTGCCTTTAGCAGCGGGTTTGGCGGGGGTCTTTGCTTGGGGCTTGGTAGCCATGGTGTTCCCTTTCTAGGAAACGGGGTTTTCTACTGCACGACCGCACACGCAGCCGAGCGGAGAGGGGATCAATTCAGTTCTGGGTTAGCTTTGGTTTCCACAGGAAACCCACCGATCCAAGCGCCATCCTTGGAAAAGTTCGGATCCGACGGAAACTGAAGATTGAGGTTGCCGTCAGTGAGGAAGCCAGATGTGGCAAACGTCTTTGCGTCCGCCCACAGCGTGCCTTTGGAAATGGACACAAAGCATGTGCTCAGGACGATGTCAGGAATGCCAGAACACAGACTCGTCAGAACCGCTTTTACCAGCGCATCTTTCTGATCCTCTGGCGCCTTTTCGCACAAGTGGACGAACACAAAGGTGCCAATGGCGGAAGGCACCCAAGCGGGATCTTCGATTTCGAGGACATCCAGCATTTCGTCGATGGCCGCTTGCATTTCTCTGTGGGCATTGCGTGGATATGCGTCAATCATCCGCTTGATGTCCAAGAAGGTGCAGGGTTCGCCAACGTTGATCTTGCCGTTGACGAGACAGATCGTTTGCGTGGGGATTTTGATTTCGTTCACTTTTTGCCCCTTGGCTCATGGTGCAAGCACCCGCTGACTGGTTCCATGGAGATGTTTTTGTAGCTGTGAATGCTCTTTGGGAAAAGTGCCTGCAAGCGTTTCCATTGGTCGTCAGGAAATTTGCAACGGGCGTTCTTTGCGTCATATTTTTTGCAGGTTTTGCATGTGGTCATTTGGGTTTCCCTTTCTTCTCCCACGCCTCGCTGATAAGGCGGAAAGGAACATGGTAGAAATGTGCTTGATCTTTGCACCGACTGTCCAGCCACAGGCCCGGCTCGAACCCTTTCGTATCAACAACGTATTCTTCTTTTTTCCTTCGCCGCAGTCCAGCGATAAATGTTTCGTGGAATCCGTCGCCGCCAAAACGGTAACACTCGCACTGCTTTTCGAGCAGGTTTATCATGACAGAAGTGATGCCAGACTTGTGCTTGGTGACGAATGCGCTCGTGATGATTTTCGGTTTCATTTGGTTTCCTTTGTCGGTGCCGCCTCGATCATGTTTGTGCCGTTCCACACAAAACGCACACACCCTAAAATCTTTCCGCACTTTCGGCACTTGTGCGTTTGTTCAAACTCCGTGACTATCTCCGCAGCGATGTGCGGAGTCCATTTGTCCGTTTGCACACTGGCGTGCAGACCTATCGCACACAGGATATTCATTTGGTTCCCTTTGCCTCGTCACTGTCGGACGCGCTGGCCTCCGCAGACAGGGATCGCAGCAGGCTCCATTCGTCTTCTGTGAAAGCGTCGTCGTTATAGTGGCTGCCAGAGACGATGCAGTCAATCCCTTCGCAGACCTGGACATGACGGATGTATCGGACAAGAAGACTTCGGTACTCAGCGGAGTCTAGCATTTGGTTTCCTTTGGTAAATCGCTAACGGGAATGTGTTCCGCTTTTGCCCAACGGAGAATGTTGCCCTCGTCAGCGATAAATCCCTCTCCGCTGGACCAAAAACGAAAAATGTCAACCCACATCTTTTTGGCGTTGATGACTTTCCCCAAGTGCGGGCCATCCTCGCCCTTGTCGTTTGCGAGCCACACAGCGACCATTTCGCCGTCAGCAGGATCTTCAAAATCAGAGTTTATGTCGAACACCGGGCCTACGATGCGCCAGTCAGGGGCCAAGACGCTGGCGCTTAGCTCTTTGACTGGCCAGCCTTCTCCATTGTTTTGCCGAACAAGCAGGTATTGCACCCGTCCGACAACATCGCGAGGAAACCCTACGTCCATAAATTCTTCAAAACTGGACCAACACATGGCTCCGTGCGGATCCTTTAGGAACGCACCGGCGGCAGGATCCCACACGGAAAAAGCAAAATCAGAAAGTACGACTTTGCGCATGTCAACGATGGTAAGCATTTGATTTCCTTTGGTCAAATGGTAATTCAGCAGTGAGCATACGCTTTGCCAGCAGCACGGTCCCCATACCGCATAGCGTACTCGGCGAGTTCCGCGCATTCCGCTTTGTTATCGTCCAGGTGCCGCTTGGTCCGTAGGTCAACGCCAGGCCAACGGCGCAGAGCGTAGGCGATTGACGCCTTCTTTCCCTCTTTGCCATCGTGCGGAAGCCCAGGCATAATCGCTTGCTTCCAATCGCAGGCTTTGACTTCAACGGGATGAATCTGCATCAAGCGGGGCAGATTCCAAACGCAATGGTACGATCCGCCGAAGTTGAAGGCTGATTGCCGCCCTTGCCTGAACGAGTTCAGAGATTCAAAGGCGGCGTACGGAACACAGAGGCCATCGCGGTCCAGTTGGAGCATTGTGCCCGAAAGGAGGTCAATCAACGCTGTTAGGTCGAGATGCTTCCCCACGTATGGCATCGGGTGGAAGATAGGGCGACCATTGCGAGGCAGGACGCAAGCGCAGCCCTCCATGCCAATGTCGAGTCCAATCGAGTACGGTGCAAGATCGGTCATTTGACTCCCATGCCGGCAAGTAAATGCAAGATGTCAGCGTACACTTTTGCCGCAGCAGCATTGTCCACGTCTGCGCCGCAATCGCAGCCTGTTAGGTTGTCGTTTGAACACCCACCTGGAGCCTTCGGGCAGGAGTACCATGGATCTTCACACACGCAGTGATCCCTCTTCGCTAGACAGAAAAGCTCATGGACGAGTCGGAGCACAGGGTCCGTCGAATGGCCCGGTGGCTGCGATGAAAGCTGGTCGGTCATTGCTTCACCCGCTCCAACGTCTCAATCAGTTGTTCCGGTGGCGGCGCAAATGCGCACTGAACGATTGCCCATTCCGCAACCTTAACCGCAGTGGCCACCCCAACGGGGGTATGCTCTTTGACGAAGTGAGGTACAACGCCCAGCAAGAGTCTGCGATACGCAGTCACCGCGCCCGCACTGCCCCGATGTTCGTCCAAGAGTTTTCGGATCTGAGTGGCTTCGTCTTGTTCCCCGGCCTTCGCTTTTTGTGCGATGACTTGGAGAATAAGGGTTATCGCTCTGACATCGTCTCCGGCGTCAACGGCGGCGAGAAGTGCTGTTCGGTGGGAGGGTGACATTTGGTTTCCTGTCGGGTGAAAATGGGATAGATGGTGAATCATCTATTTCTTGTTTTACTGGTTATGCGGCTGTCCGTCTAACCCGGTTAGCATGGCTGGCCGCCTAACAAGACTGTTGGGCTGCAAATACGGCAAATACACAGGAATAATACGAAAGGTCCATTTTGTGTATTCAGCACCTTTATCGCGGGCAATGCTTTGCGAAAGATGCTCTCTGGCGGCGTCAATACTTGCAAAACCAATTCCGCAACCGCGACTCAATAAATCACCAGAGAATGGTTGACCAGGAAGACCGTAGGAAAATAATTCAGCAGCTACTCCAGCGCGTTTTGGCGGCTTAGATAAAATTACCCAAACACATGGATAAGTGTCTAGTTTGTTTTCGATTGACTCATGTGGGCCGTGCATATTCATTTTCCTTTGCTGTTTTATCGCCCAACAAGACGATTCAGCACGAGCGGGCGACTTGGTGTTTTCTATGCTTGACTGACGGGCAACGCGCCCGCCGTCTGATCTTTTGCGTTGGGCGGATCAAACTACCCGACGAATTGACAAAAACGGCGCTTGTTTGTACGCCAGAACGGCGGATTTAATAGTTTTATGGGTAAAAGAAACATGGGGACCAATAACGTTTTGCGCGTACCCACAATTACACTCCCATATTATAGTAGCACGACCTTCAAGTATTGCCGCACGCTTTACTCCTGAGTTTTTGATTTTTGCTCCAGCACGGATTAGTGCGTTTTCTAATTTGTTGTTGTTCACGGTGTTTCCTTTCAAAGAAACGTGGTTAATAAAATCACGCCCAACAATTCGCTAAACCGGATCCTTCGGCCCGGTCATCTTGGACGTTGGGCAGGGTCATTCGACATTACCAGGATTCGTAAATCGCTTCGAGGTCTTCTTCACCTTCAGGGGGGACGGCAATGACTTCAGCATTAGGAAAGGCTGCGAGCGTGCTTGGAGGCGGATCCCTAACGCTTTGCACAACCGGATAACGACTGTAGTCTGTCGAAGCTCCGTGTGCCCAGAAACGAGGCGTCCCCCTAGCATCTGCGACAATGTCGCTAAACTGACGCCGGATTCTTTTTGGAGCGTTCGGTACGATTTCCCAGAAACCGCCTGCGCCTTTATCATCAATGTCCGCAGTATTTCTGAGTTTTCCACGTCGGTAATTTCTTCTTTGGTACGCTTCGGGGGAATAGACATAGATGTCCTTAATGTGAACTTTGGTGACTGTGTCCGCCTTGACGACAACGACGGGGCCGACGGGGCAAAACTCTTGGTCAACGGGAACAACGGCAAGGCGCGGGACGGGAAACCCTGGCCACCACTCAGTGACTAGGTGCGCTCTCGGGCGGCTTGCGTTTCTTTTTATGACTAGGGCGCCTGGGCGCAGATGACACCACAGGCCCGCCTGCTGCCTCTGTGCCAGGGTGACACCTTGCCGCAATGCTTTCGGTGACAACGGCGAGAGACCGGGCGGCAAGTTTCGCTTTTTGGGCATCGGCATGCACCTTTTTTCTGGCTTCCTTGGCCGCACGGCCCGCTTTGGCCAAGGCGATCAATGGGGCTACACGCTCGCTATCGCACAGGGTGCCGTCGGGCCGGCGTGCCATCGCGTACCAATCGGCTTCCGTTTTGTCAGTGTGGTATCGTAGCCAATTCTTGCGGTGCTTCTTGGCTTGGCGTTCGTCTTTGACTCGTGCGGCTTCGGATTCACGAGCGACTGCATGCGCTTCCGCTAGAGACCGCAATGGTTCAGGGATGGACTCGCTTTTCACCAAGTACACGCCGCCGATGGTGGCGTTTTCCCACCCAAGACGGATGATGGTGCCACGGATGCAGCGGGGCGTCCGTTTGGCGGCGAGGCTGATGTCTTTAACGGTTACGAGCATTTGGACGCTTTCTCCTGCACACAAAAAGGGCACATATCTTTTCCATCGACAATCCGCCAAGCCTCCCCTGGGGGGCCTGCGGCAAGCAGTTCACGCAGCTCCCCGTCTTTCTTCATGGTAAAGCACTTTGCGCGAAGTTCTCCGCAGAAATCGCAAAACACTTTTGTATCAACCGCACGGACAATAGACATCGTGTTTTCTCTTTTCCTCTTGGCGTCAGTGTGTACGGTTCTCCGAACAGTCAAGTGGGGGAGAATGCCGGGGCGAATGCCTTGCCGTTCTCGCTCCAAGTGAGCCCCTCGAATGCCGTGCCGGTAGCCACTCGGTGTCGCTTTGCTTTCATTTTCAACGAGTGCAAAGCTGGCTCGATGCGGCGCGTGAAAGTGTTTTGTTGGCAGGGGAACTTGCGGCCTGTTGCTTCGCACCACCGGCGGTAGCCCTGAAACAAATCCTTTGCTGGGGTTGCCGCATCCGCCGCTTGGCAACACTCTTTGAGGAACGCAAGAATGGGCATAACTTCATCACGGTATTCTTCCAAAATGACGGTTTCCGCTTCCGTTTTCTTTGTGAAGCCTTGGTCTTCCTGTAACAAAATGCGGAGACCACGCAGGGCTTCATTCATCACGCCTGGCATCTCTGCCTCAATCTTGGCACTGAGATCGCGGTCTTCTGCACCAACGAAAGACACGTCAAACTGAAGGGCGGAAATGCGGCGAAGGATGGCGCCACTCGCGTCTGGGAAAGTGGGGACTTCATTAGCTACGAGCAGTATTCGCCCTGGCATCTGAGCGGTAAAGCCTGTCGCAAACTTGGCGCAGAATGGAATCGGATCTTCCCCACTCCACGCTTTGATCTTGGATGTGATGGCGACTCCGTGCCCTTCTGTGGAATTGGCTTCTGGCATTAGGATGATGCGGGCAGACAGCAAAGGGAACGTGCCAAACTCACTGGAAACCGATTGCATAGTGGCAGACGCCAACGCTTCGACGCCGACGACTGAACGCATGACTTTTGCAAATGTTGACTTACCGGAGCCAGGGGGGCCGACGAGAACAAAGATGACTTGGAACCGATTCTCAGCGAGCAAAACCGCTCCCATCATTTTGCGGGCAAGGCGCTGTTGATCCGCACTTGGCAACGATTCCGCTAGAAACTTGTTCAACGTGGGCGCCGTTGCCGTAGGGTCGAAAGCGTAGGGCAAAGCACTCTGACAGAAAACATTTGGCGTAAGGGGAGCAAGTGTTACCGTTTTGCTATTGGCCAGCCACTCTTTGATATTGAGCATGCCATTCTTGAAAATGATGAGGTCGGGCAAAGGGCGGACAAACTCTTTTCTATGGCCAACGCCTTCGCCAATCTCAAACTGGGGCGGCATGACCTTTGGCAAGTGATATATCTGGACGTAAGACTTTACCGCTGACAGAATCCCTTTAATCTTTTTCTGTGGCAGGTGCCCACACTTGAACTGAATGCGGGACTCCATTTCTTCATCAGAGAGAACGCTGTATTTTCCGTTGTTCCATTCGTAAAACGAGCGGTACATGCGGACCAGTCCGCCGGTGGGATAGTAGAGCGCAAGGTATGTCCGGGCGTCGGCAGTATCGTTTTTGCCGAGGATTACCGCGCTGACATCGGATTTACTTGGCGGAGTGGGTGTGCTTTCCGTAGGGGCAGAGACAGGGGGCATTGATGTTACATCTGATCCTGGTTCTGCACGCTGCACGAACGACTGCGCCACGCCCCGCACCCCCGCCAGCATTTTCGATGTCAGCGTTGGCCCATAGAGTTCGCCAGTTGACTCTTTGGCCCGAGCGGACTTTATCATCCGATCTATCTCTTGCGGGCCAGGCTCACGCCCTTGGACTTGAAACAATTCCGTGATGGTGGCCAGAATGAGATCATCGTCAGCCCCAACGTACACCAGATCACGCACGCAGTTGAGGGCGTGAGCATGGCGTCCATTCTTTGCACGCTGCCCCAAGACGTCCTGGCATAACGCTTGGATTTCTCCGGCTGTCCCTTTGGCCTGGCCGGCAACGCGCACAGGCGGAACCCATTCAGGAATCTGTGTGATGTCCACGAAGTCGCCAAGGAGACCCTCGACAACTTCCCAGCGCGGTTTGCCGGCGTGCGGATCAACGGCACCATCGACAAAGACGGGAGCAGAGAGGAAAACGGGGTGGCACCCTGCCGCCCATGGGGACACGTCCAGGCCGGGAATCGTTGACCAATCGAATGCGTGCAAGAGGTCACGGCGAATCGTTTGGCGGGAGTGCGGAGACAGGAGAAACCAAAGGCGGAAGTAACGCAGTTCCCCAGCGGGATCATCGCGGCTCGTCCATTGCCGAACGTGCCCAATGTCCTGAAGGAAGGGGGGCAAGATCGGGTCACGCGCGGAGCCATCGAAGTCCAAGCAAAACGTGGTGATTGCATCGTCTTCGATGTGGCCGACTTCATCCGGGCGGTCTGGAGTGTTGAAAGGAGAGTTGAACATTCTCCTTGTCATTCGTTTGTCGCCAACCAATTCGTCTGGCAATCCACCGTGGACGTAGATGCCCGCCCCGGCCCACGTCAACGATTCGACCAATTCCGCCAGGGTGCCACAGGGTTTTCTCTTCGCAGCATGCCACCAGAAAACATTGGCACGAGGGGCGGGACCAGTGGGGGAAATGTGTTTGCCGATGAACTGGTCTGATGCAGGAAATAGAAACAGCATATTTGCCTCTTGACATTTGGAGAGTGGGGGCGAACTGTACCATTGCCGTGGAACGGGGCAACGGTATCTGTTGGGTTTGTGTGGGGTCAAACGGACCCACTACTCAAGCGTTTTTAGTTCCGATGAAACCCGTAAGTCTTCGCGTGTGCGCTGAATCTGGCGGTTGTCGCGGCAAACCGGGCACTTGCCATGGTTTCGGCAGGTCTTATCGAATCTCTTTGATTTCGAGCATGGTTTCTTTTTCGTGCGGCTCATGGCTTTCCTTTGATCCGCTGTTTCAACTGCGCCAACCAAAGCGGATCCGTTGAGCCCCTTGGAATCTGGATGGGCGCCGCAATGTTTTCTGTTATTTTTTCTGCCAGGGATCGCGCATGGCGCCCTTCAGTCAGAATCCGTTGGGCTCTGCGTTGCGCAATCGGTGTCTTTTCGTAAAGTCTCAAACGAGTCATGGAAGGAATCACTTTCTGTGGATGTAATCTGTGCGGTCAGTTTGGCGGGGTAAAAAGGGCGATGCCAGCAGCAAGTCTCCTGGCTTCAAACGAAGTGCCAACGCCCGCGATGAGTGCGTCGTAGCATTTGTCAGAACAGATGCAAGGATTCATCGGCAGTCCTCGGCACCCGCAATCGCTGCCGCTGCAACAAAACTGCGGAACATAGTCGGGCACTGGTTTGGTGCAAATCAAACACTCAATGTCGGTATCAGACATGGGTTTTACTTTCGATAAAAAGGAGAGATGAACCCAGCGGACCCAACGGGCAAGCCAGGCATAAAGGAAACAGGAGTAGCCATAATCTTTTGCAAGCGTTTCAGTGCGGCGGGAGCGTCAGCGATTGGAACCTCGCAACCGATTTCATCGTGGGCATGCAATACGGGGCAGAGGCCGTCTTTGTTGGCGTGCCACATGTTACGGGCCTGGACATCGCGGTCAGCCGCTTGCACCAGGTTTTCCAGAACGGAGCCGCCCCAGACGCTATCGGCGACCCATTGGTGAGTTTCCGCATGCTGGAACCAATAGAACACCGCTGGGCCAAACTTGCCATCGCCGATGAAAGCATTGTGATAGGTGAGCCAGCGGCCAGAGGGGAGCCGCAAGCGCAGGTCCGGTGACTCAAATCGGAACGCGCAGGGGCCCGCGTCAAAATCGTGTCCAGGGTTTCGCATGGCGTTCATCATCTGTCTGTCAATCGTGCGCCAATAGTCAATGACTTCGTGGTACTCGGCGCGAACACGGGGCACCAATTTGTTGCAAAGGTCAAGGGGCAACTTGGTGACGCCGTGCATCTTCTTTGCGCCGGCCCCATACGTCCAGCCAATGCCAACCTTTTTGCCAACGTCTCCGCGTTCTTCGGCGGTAATCGTTTCGGCAGGGCGGTCCAGAACCATTGCTGCCATGTGCCGATAAAAGCCGGGGTGTTTCTCTAGGAGAATCTTCATGAGTTTGGGGCATTCCGCCATCCATGCTGTCGTGATGGGTTCGATGGAGGACAAGTCCGCCACGACAAAAACGTGTCCAGGTTTGGCGATGAAAGCGCAGCGGATCATGCCAGACAAGAGGTCAAAGATGGAGCGAGCGCCGAACATGACGGCAAGGGTGTCGTAGGCCACCTGGGGATTTGCAATGGTGGCAATGAGATTCCGCACGAGGTCAACGTCTGCGTCTTTCAAGATGCCGCGTGGAAGATTCTGAGTTTGCACGATGCGGCCAGCCCACCGCATGGTTGTGTGGGCTCCACCGTATTGATACATCCAGTGGAGCCGATCTGTCTCAGGGTCCGCTGCAATCAGAATGCGGTCGAGTTTGGCAAGGGAAGTCTTGCCCAACATCTGGCGCAATTCGACAACACGGGCGGCGTCTTCATCCTGCTTTTCTTCAATCTGCGGCAGGATCTTTTCGACCATTGCCTTTTTATCCATGCCTCCTTTTTCGTACTTGGCTTCGATGCCCCTGGACGACAACCATGCGGCCAATCCACGCAAGTCCGTACCACCAGACACCATTCCGTCAGTGATCGTCCGCAATTCTTTTGCAAGGTGTGCGGCGTTGACATCGCGGATTTCAATGAGTTTCTGGACAAACTTGCGGTCAATCATCACACCACGGTCGTTTATGTCTGCGTCCATGTCTATGACGCACCGCTCAAACTTGGAAGGAGGCGGGAGCATGTCAGACAGAGCGCCTTCTGCTTTGGCGTCAGTAGCGCAGTATTCGGTAAGGCGGGCAAGGTTCTCTGGGGTGTGATTGCGCCAGGGGTCGCTGAGATTCTTTGTGACCCGAGCGGGCTTACACAGCTTCATCATCAAATCGTGCCCCTCTTGGTCCTTTTGGATCTTGGCTTTCATGACGCGCCCCGCCGATTCCAAGTCGCCTGGCAGGTTCAATAGGTAGCAGCGGTGCATCGTGTCATCCCAGCGGGACACGGGCGGGCACTCTGGCCAACCGTGCTTTTTGCTGAAGCAATGTTTCCACATCAAACGGTCGAATGACATAACGTTTTGCCCACGGAAAATTACATCGGGATCAGAGAGAACAGAGAGGAACGCGGGGGACAGCGGTTCCGGATGCGTCCATGTCAGCACTCTGTCACCATCGACCAGCGCGGCGCACAGTCCGCGAGTGGTCGGGTGCTTTGAGTACGTCCAGCCCCCCGCCTTTTTCAGGTCGAGTTCTGAGCAGGACTCAACGTCGAGGCTAACGAAGCGCATTTGTGTCCGTCCAAAAGCATATAGCTCAATCTAAAGGATCATCTTACGCAATTTCTCTGTCGGGATAGATGGTCTGCCATCTATTTCGGGTTTTCCGGTACGCCACCTATCCCACTGTTGGTCGGATTACGCAAGTCGATACCGTATTTCAGTCCAGCACGAATCAATGTGGCTTGGTGATGATGATTTTTGCATTCATCCCACAGTTTTTGCAGTCGTGCGCGAATGACACAAACATGCTCTTCAACCTTCTCGATCTTTACGCGGTACTTTTCCACGCGAACAATGCCATTAAAACAAGATGGTTCTTCCTGGGTTAATTGCCGAACCTCAAAAGATCCTATCTCACGGAATGTATCAAACCCCTTCAGCATGAATAATCTCCTTAAAAAACAGTGTTAATAAAGACCGCCCAACAAGTACGATTCAGCACGAGCGGGCGACTGGGTGATTTCTATGCTTCACGGACGGGCTACGCGCCCGCCGTCTGATCTTTTGCGTTAGATTCCAATTCAATCCCTGCCGCTCTTAAGGCCATCATTGAAATTTCTAGCGCGGCACCTTTTGCATCAAATGCCCAAAGATTGCTTTTTTCAAATGAATACGCAAAGCGAGTTGACCAGGGCAAACCATCGATACGCGTTCCAGCCCCAGGAGTTGATATGTGCTCGATTACTTGCCAGGCATCGTCGATGTTTTGTGACGGCGAAAACTTAAAAGGAAAACAGGTTGACCCCATGACCTTATAACCAATCTGGTCGTCGCATGATTTCACCCAGTTTCCTGTATCGCGTGGGTGAACAACCCAACCCATTATCTTTGTAGCTATGATCGTGTCGATGTCGTCCATTTGTTTTACCCTTGCTGTTGAGAATGAAAAGAACCTAACAAGTCAATGAACCGGAGCCTTCGGCCCGGCCATCTTGTGCGTCGGGCGGATTAAACTTCGGTATGCGACCGATTACAAAGGAGAACATTGTAAAACTCTAGCGCCATTGATTCGAGTTTTTCAATGTCTGGCGCGAGTTCCGCTCGGTTCTTTCGTTTCTTTACGGGCATTTGGCACCTGTGTCGAATCGGTCGATTGCCGCTGCGAACTGGGCGATACGAGTAAATACTGATTCGCACATTTCCCGTGCCAGGACTTTAGCTTCGTCAGATTGCAGGTGGTGGACATCATCTGTCCACACTGTGGAAACCGCTTCCGCTACAAGCAAGTGCATCGCCATCATTTTCTGCGTGTCGGTCCTTGTGGCGGGCGGGGCATTCAGTTTGTTGGTGGCCACTGGTCTCTCCTTCAGATCGATAGGCAGGTGATGTTGTTCTCAAACTCTTGCTTCAGATACGCCGCTTTGGAGCAGAACACTCCGACGGTTTCGCGTGCGGCAAGATGCTTGAGCGTTTCCGCACGGGCTTCAAATCCCAGGAGAACATTGTAAAACTCTAGCGCCATTGATTCGAGTTTTTCAACGTCAGGCGCGAGTTCCGCTTTTCTCTCGGCTTCCGCTTCTGCCGCTGCTTTCGCTTTGGCTTCTTCTAACGCTTTGGCCGCCGGGGCAGCAACGGCCAACCATTCGCGGGTGATGGCGATGTACCCTTCGGCTTCCATGTCAAACTCGGCCCAATCGGTCGCCTCGGCTTCGGCAAGGCGGCCTTCAATGTGTTTGACTTGCAACTCCCACAAAGCCGCAAGAGGCGTGGCGCTCAATTCAGACAACTGCTTCAGCCCTGCACGGAGGCGAGCAATGCGCTTTTCTTCCGCAGCAAGGCGATTGGCTTCCGCCTGTTTCGCTGCGGCCTCTTTGGCTTCGTGCGCAGCCTGGGCCTCGCGCTCTTTCCTTTCGTTATCCAGGACTTTCTGGCGCAACCGCTGGGCTTCCGCGTCAACCTTGGCTTTCTCTTCCGCTATTTTGGCTTTCTCTTCGGCGGCAATGCGATTGGCTTCCGCCTGTTTCGCTGCGGCCTCTTTGGCGTCTTCGTGTTCTTTGGTCAAACGCGCGAGCAGCCGCTGAAACAGTTCCTCAGACATCGTTTCCAATTCGTAGCCTTCGGGGTTTCCCACAAGGCGAATGTGGGCTGCCCGGGCCTCGCCACGAGCACGAATGGCTTCCCGTTCTTTCTCTGCGTATGCGTCAACGATCTTGTTCAAATGGTCTTCGATTGGAGTCAGAACGTGCAAGAGGACTTTATTGGTGCCATCGACGGCAGCGATGCGGCTGCGGGAGTCTTTGTTGAGGGCCAGGCGGTCCTTGTCCGCTGCGGTACGGATTCGCATGATCTGGAGGGCGAGTTTCTTCGCCGTGACATGGTCGTCTTCTGCGACCGCTTGGCAAGCCGGGATCAGCGATTCCAGCGCGGCCAAGTGTCCGCCGAACACCTCTTGGATCACTTTGACTTCTTGCATGCCAACGGTTGACACTGGGTCGATACCGGCGGCGATGATGGCTTGTGTGATTTTCTCAGCGGCATGGACCGCAGGGACGTTTTCAGTGCCCGGCGGATTCAATTCTTGCGGAGTGATCGCCAGAGATTTGCGAGGGGGCATGAGGGGGATCCTTTGGTTCTTTTGTTATTTGGTGGCGGCGTAGAGAAGCCAAGTGAAAACTATGGCGGCAGCAGGGATGCTGGCATCGGAAAAGAACGCAAAAACAACCGAGAGGGTTGAGCGTTCTGGAGATTTTTTAACTTCTGTTACAACATCTGTCATGAGGCGAGCAATCCCCACAGCAAGGTTCAATGTGACGAAGACAGCAAAGAACAACATGCCTGATTCCTTTCTGAAAAATTGAGGTAAAAAAGCCCCGCCCAGGAACACCCCAGGCGGGGGAGCGTACCAGTTACCGCTCAAGATTTATTGGGAGGACAAGAGTTCGTCAGAGTTGTCGTCAGTAGGTGCGGCAGGAGTGGGCGCAACGTATCCCTTAAACATACTCTTTACCTCCGCAACGCCGCGATCCCCGCCGAGGAACTTGGAACCGTCGCCAGCGTGGGACCGGATGCACTCGGTGAGACCGATAGCCATGACGACCTCTTTGTTTCCCTCTTCCAAATACTTGCCTTGCGACTTATAGAGTTTCAGGAGGTCTTGATTGGTGACGGCGATAAACGAGACGCCGACTTTGACGCGGCAGTAGCCAAAGTCACCATGCTTGATGCACTCCCGCGCGGGGTCCAAGATGATGTCTTGGCCGTCAATGGAGGGCAACTGGAACACCTTGGGCGGATTGCTGACAGGTTTGTCTTTGCCCTTTGACGTTGACAGGTTCTTGGACCAGGTGCCTTCCAGGCCCTTCGCTCTGTACTCGTCGGTGTCTCCGTCAGCGATGTTGAGCGTGATTGACGACAGGGGGATGTGGGGCTTGCCAATCGACTTCAGATATTCCCCTGCGGCGGCCAAGAGGTTCGCCTTTGTCACGTCGGCGGCGTCACTCTTCCGCCAGACGATGCCGGTGGAATACTTGCCGATGGAGTTGATGAACTCGCTCTTTTCGCAAGGCTTGATGAGGCGAGGGTGGATGAATTGGATCAGTCCTGTGATCGCAGGGATCCAAAAGGGAGCATTGCCGGTGGCCATGGGATTCATTCTTTCCGCCTGTTTGGTTGGTTGATTCGGCACAGGCAGGCCGAGTTTGGTAAGAGAGGCAATATCAGGTAAATTGGCGCATTGTGGCTTTGTAATATCTTTCTTCTAATTCTTTGATTCTGCCGGCGCAATACATGACGCACGCTATCAACTCTTCTCTTGTCATTTCTTCTACGAACTTTCCGCAAAAGGCAGTGCAGCATTTCTGGAGCGGGAGCGTCGCAGGCGGTGTTTCTTCGCTTGGAGCAGGCATGACACTATTCCTCCTTTTTGCCACAGGGAACCAATTTGGGTTCACCTTCAGGGGTTTCGGTCAGGCGGGCAATGGCTGCCGCAGCTTTCACTTTGCCGTAGGTTTTGGCCAGGGCATCGCGTGCTTTCGCTGGGCTGAGAGGGACAGATGGGTTTTCGATACCAAGGGCTTTCAGCGAGTCCAGAGTGTCCGCATCAGAGAGCCGCCATTTAGGATAGGGTTTCGTCGTGCCCACTTCATATCCTGGGACTCCACCGAGTGAAAGCGCCAACTTTTCAACATTGGCAATCATCTTTTTGACGTAGGGAGCACACTTGAGAATCTGGGCCATTTGCTCAGGGGACAAGATTTTGACAACGTCTGTGGGATCTGGCAAATCGACGACAGTGATTCCGCGCTCTGCCCCAGCGGTAACATATTGCATCATTCCCAGGTGAGCTTTGCAAGTGACACGTCCAGCACAGAATCCGCACTTGTCAGAGGGAGTCACTTCCCATTCGCACGCCTTGTGATTGCGATTGATGGCCGCGTACACCCTCTTTTCAAACTCGGCCAATTCTTCCAACGTTACACACCAGGAACGGTGGGTGCGATGGGAACCGTCTGGATCAACGTCTGCATCGTCTTCGCCTTGGACAATGTGCAGGTGGTAGTTCGCGGGCCGCATCTTTTTGGCAACGCACCAGGACACCGCGCCAAAGAGAAGTTGTTCGTTGTCGTAAGCGTGAACAAGCATTTCCCCCGTTTTCAAATCGGCAACGTGGAGAGTGTCTGTCAACTCGTCGTACCAAACGGCATCGAGTGTCGTCCCGGCAACGCCGTTCATCAGTTCGCATTCTTCTTCGATCTGCCAGTGGGGGCCGACGAGTTTTGCCCAAGCGGTTGCATGGGGAGCGCATTCAGCAGGCATTTCTCCGGTGAAAGTGCCGAGGGCGAACTGGTGGCAGATGCGGTGAAACTCTGTGCCGCGCTTCATCTCCGCAGACTCGACCTTCATCGACTCTTTGGTGGTGGCGTACCAGCCATCACAGTTCAGCCACATTGACGCAGTCGAGCCGCCAAAGCGCCAATGTTTTGTGGGGGCGTCAAGGTTCATTTGGCAAACCCCAGGCGAGCTGCGACCAATCCGCGCTGGGCATCGGTCAACTTCGCGGGCAGAATCTTTTCGGTGACCCCAGCGGCAGCGGAGCATTCGCGGTACACGCTGGCACGACGGGCTTCGTAGTTGGCTTTGTCGCCAACGGGATCGCCAAGGAACTTGGGGAGGAAAGCGGAGAACTCGGCGAAGGTGAGGGGGGTGACTTCACCGCCTGCGACCTTGGGCTCTTCTTTGGCCGCGACACTCCCATTGGCGCACGGTGACGCGGCAGCTTCCGCCGGGGGCAGTGGGGCCAACGAAGGGCGGGTTTTGAGGTATTGCCGCAGTTTATCAGGATCGGAAAGCGCCTCAAGTGCGGCTGCATTGACTGGGTCTTTGTTTAACGGGTTCAGCATTGTGGCGATGGCCTGCTCTTGCGGCTGGACTTTCTCAGCGGGCTTTTCCCCCGCTGAGGAAACGGCGGCGATTGCACCCACACCAATCGTCGTGCAGGGGGCTTGCAGGTCGATCTTCACTGTGGTTTTTGCAGTTTCCTCTGCTGCACTAGCAGTAGCAATCCGAGAGAGCAAAGCGGAAACGCGATTGAGTGCGCCGCCAAGTTCGCTCACGATCTTGCCGAGTTGGAAAAGTTCTTCTTGATTCTGAGACACGGTGGGCTCCTTTTGTGCAACGTTGGCACGTGGTGGGTTAGAAAGGTTTGCAACGGCTTCTTTGTTCGCTTCTCCGAACACTATGCCAGGGGTTTCTGACGTGTCAAGGGACAAAGTTGGGGGGCCTACTAAGTCCCGCACAACCTCGCCCCAGCCGGGTTGCCCATCGCTGGCCATTTGCTTCAGGCGGTGGGCTTCGTCGAGGATAACAACGTCCCATTTTATCTGCATCAATCGGTCTTTCATAACAACCAGGTCTGTCCATGGAACCAAGGTGTGTCCTGGCGTTTTCGTTACGGAATCGTTGCGTCTGACTATTGTAAAACGTCGCCATTCTGTCCATTTTATCGCCTCTTTTTGCCAACAGGGTAAAACGGACAAAGGGGCGACAACGAGAACATTTGATAAAGGTCCGATTCCCGCCAGGTCTAACGCAAGAAGCGTTTGCACCGTTTTTCCAAGGCCGGGCGCGTCTGCCAGGATTCCACGGTCCCAAGCAGCAAGGAATCGAGCGCCTTCCTCTTGGTAGGGTTTGACGGGGCGGAGAAGTGTCATGTCGGAATGCGATCTGCCGCGTCGTCCAGGTCTTCAGCACTGCGCCGCAAGGCCAGCGCGTCAATGGCGAAAACCCCTGGCCCTGGAGTCGCTTTCATCCGCTCGGCGCACTCTCGCATCCGGCGGGCAGTGGCACGCATTTCGTCCACGAGTTCAACGCGGGCGATTCGATTTTCTTCTGATCCGGTGGTCATGGTTTTGCCTCCTGTTCTTTCTCCCATGCGTCAAACATGGCGATAGCGTATGGAATCGCATGGCAACACCACTGGAAACGAAAGGTGTAATCTTTGAAGTCGGCTTCCCACAAGTCGTCGAACGCATCGAGGCCAAGGGCGGTAATGTCGGCCCGCACTGACGCTTCGTCTTGGTCAAAGTCTGGGTCGTCACTGTCTGGACCGGTTCCTGGGTACGCCTCTTTAAGCGTTTCGTAAAAATACTCTTTCGCTTTTGCGGGGGAATACTCTTCAACGCCATCGCATTTGTCTTGCGCTTGCACCTTTTCCGCCCAGTACGAAAGGTTTGGCGCGTGCCCTCGGAAAAACTCGAACATGTCTTTCGTGCGGGCAAAAACGTAGTCGCCCATGTCACCAGAATACGCGAGATACCCTGGCCAGGTGATTATATTGAAGGATCGGTTGCCGGTAGCAGGATCGGCAAGGCGAATGTGGCGATAAACGCCAACATTGTGCAAAACCGTGAGGACATGTTTTTCCACAGTTTTAGCGAAAGATTCAGGTGTGACTTCACGGTGTGACATGGTGCGTTCCTTTTTGATTTTGTTCCAAAGTATAAACCGCCCAAACGTTCCACGCGGCATGGTAAATGTGCGGCAAGTCAGACTCAGGATCCGTGTCTTCCCCTTCATCCAAGCGCAACAGGTGGCGCACGGCTGCGGCCCTGTACCGTTTGATTCCATCGGGAACAGTTAGCCATCCGCCCTTTGTGTACTTTTTGGCGCCATACTTTGCCACCGCAAAAACTTGGTGCTCTCGGAACATTGACACCATGACGATGTCCAGGGGGCGCGAGTTTTTCAACCTGGAAATCAGGAGCCATATCGCGTGATGGTCAAACTCAATGTCGTAGTGCGGCGATATAAGGCAATCTGGGTGGAAGTCCATGAGGAGATCCCATGGCTCCTTGTTGGCATCAAGTTTTGCACCTGCCGAATGGGGATCTTTGCCGAGGGGGTCGGCTTGTTTTTCTACGGGTTCGGGCAAAGGTTTCAGCACTGGTTTCTCCTTACTTTCTTTTTTTGACAAAATAGACAGAGGTTTTATCCTTTCGCTTTTCCTTTTCACACACTGCCTGGGCGCATGCGGAGCACCCCAGCAACGCGCAATCGACAGAGCACTTGTCGTCGGGAGCTTTAACGGCGATAAAGCCTTCTGGGGCTTCGTTTGGATTTAGGGGCATGTTCACTCATCCTTTGCAAAAAGAAGATAAAAGTCAACCATGTGCCGCTCTGCTCCTGTGCGTTTATCAATGGTTTTCGTTACAGGAACGAGGCCAGCCAGGTTGTGCGCGATCTGTCGCTCCAATTCCACTTGCGCCGTTTCGTCAAAGTGCTCACGGCAGGCGTAAGATTCTCTGGTGTACGGATCGTATGTGGTTGACGCGATGAACCGCTTTGCTTCGCCGCTTCGGATTTTCGTGAAAACGTCGAGGCCAGGCTGTCCCTCCCACCGAACGGGCGGCTTGGCGTCTGCGGCCATGCGCTCAGAGATAGTGAGTTTTCTATGGAGTCCGTCTATGATGGCGCGGGAATCGTACTGCGTGCGGTACAATTCAGCTTTGATCCGCTTGACCTCTGATTCCAAGCGTTTGACCTTGGGCTTTTTGTGTTCTTTTGGTTTGCGCGATTTGTTCATGGTTTTGCCCTCGTATTCCAAAGTTCAAGCAGGTTGACATTTTGTGACAGACTAGTCCTATTGCACATGTGCAAAATCGCGAGAAGCATACACTTCCCAGGCGGATGCCCAATGCCTCCCTCCTCGGTCACGCGCATTTGAGCGCCGCAGAACGGACACGGCAACGCTTTTTGCTCTGGAAACTTGGTATTGTCTGAAACCAAGATTCCCTCTGGTGATGGGCTTGAGAATTGGTCGTCGCATGCTGTGAATGTCATTTCTCGTTTCCTTTGATGATGACGATTGGTGGCGGGCAGTTTGGGTCCGCTGCAGTCCTGAGCACAGAGTAGAGCGGAGGCCATGCGCTGCCCGGCGGTTCCTTTCGGCACAGTGGGCAAGCGGCGAGGTATTCCGCTCGTGTCCATCCGCACACTGTGCAATAGTACACCGTTTTCTGAATAATCATCCTACCACCTCAATTTCTTTTTGCATAGGTTTCCAGTCTTCAGTTCCAATCGGTGCAATTTCTCGTTCATTCTGAAAACTAGGGACATCGTTGGAAAGTATTAGTCTTGTTCCTCCCTCTCTGCTTGTAAAACGCATTACATACTTTCCTATTAGCAGAAGCATGTCCTCCGGCGTCCGATCAACCAGTTTCTTGACCTTCGGCGGCGCAGGCTTCTTCCATCGGTACTCCCTGCCGTTTAATACGTGCGCGGCACGATCCCAGACAACATAAATCGCAAATTTTCCGTCTTTATCCAGGTCCAGACTTGCTACACTTCGTTTGATCTCGCAGTCACCACGAAAAATGGCGTCAACGATTGTGTGCCATGTTTCCAGTGTGTTTGCTGTCATGCACTCATATTCTTCCATGGTTTTCTCCCTGGGGGATGCGTTGTTGGTGCGGGCAGTCATGTTGGCGCCTGTTGAGATGGAGTGAGCCCTGGCTTGGCATCCTTCACTTTCAGGGAAAAGCACGCTCCGCCCACCGTGTGTGCCGCTTTGTGCTCGCCGGAAGACTCGCAGTCAACGTGCGCCCACTGTGTGCCAACCAGAATCAAACTCTGATCTGGCAAAAGTGGTTTTCGGCAGCGAGGGCAAATGTGATTGTTCATGGTCGGTCTCCTTAGATTCGTTTGGTTTCTTTGGTCTTATCCTGCGTTGAACGAGGCGCACACGACGCCGCGCTGTTGCCTGCGGTCTGCAATGCCGAGCACTTCGGCAAAAACGTGCCCCGGTTTCGGCCATTCTCCGAAGTTGTCCCTTGGATTCATTCCGGTTTTGTTGTCAAAGCCGGGATGAATGCTGAGTGCGTCCTCTTCACTGGACGCGACGACAACGGCGGAATCGTAGTAGTCGTACTTTGGCTGTTTGCCTTTCCGTTTCCCAGGGGTTAGCAAGTAGATGTTCATGGTTTCATTCTCCTATCATTTTGATGGTGTTAGATGTTTTCCGGCGAAGCGTTTTTCTCAAGCGGTCCTCTAAAGTTGACCCAGCATCGAGTTCAAACATGAGAACCGGGGACGTACTGACTGATCCTTTGCGAACGATTCGCCCAGTGCCCTGAATGATCTCTGAAGGGTTCCAAACGAGTTCGACAAATGCGCCGGCCACCGCTTTGTGCTGGAGTCCATCAAGCCCTGTGCCGCAGGCCCCAATGGATGCAACGATGACGGGTTTCTTGTCATTTTTCAACCATTCATCAATGATTTTCTGGCGTTTTCCTGCACTGTGCCCACCGTGGACAAACGGCGCGTCAATTTCTTTGGCTAGCGTTTCAATGACGGTACGGTGTTTGGCTAAAAGAACAAGAGGCATTCCGCCGTGGTCAGAAAGGAAGTCACGATACCAAGAAGCAACGGCTGGAACCTTGGCCAGTCCGCAATCTCGGCAGTACGCTGACAGACGATCTTGCCCTGGGATTTGGTCAGAGCGGGCGGGATCATATCCGCTCAGCCCAAGGTCCGCAGCGGCTTGCAAAAGTGCCGCTCTGGCACCGTCCTGGTCAGCATCGGGACCAAGCCCGGTTTCGTCTGGAATCAAAGGTGCCGCCACGTTTGCCAGTGAAACAATTTCAAGAATGGATTCAGGGAGTTCACCGGGAACATCCTTGCCCGTTCGCCTTAGCCAATGGCCCCCGGTTTCGAGAGATTTCCGCAACTCTCCCAGATTGTTTGCCCCCAATAAATCCGGCGTCATCTTTGTTGGGTTCCAGCGTTTGCAGTGGCGCTCACGGTAGGCCGCAAGATCGCGTGTGGCAGGGTGGCCCACCGTGTCTAGCAGGGGTTCCAACTCTATCGGGCGGCCATTGGGGGCCGGGGTGCCTGTGAGTAGCCAGACTCTCACAAAGACTCCTCGTCAACGAATCCCACAATAGCCGTGGCGTGAAACTCGCTGAATCCCTCTAGTACGCCTTCAGCAGAATATCGAAAGCCCGCTGAGGTCATAACAGGGGACGCTCGGTTTCTTGGATCCCACAGGGCCAGCCGAGTGGTGGCTCCGTTGGCAAGGCGGACCTTTCGCACCCTTTGGCAATCTCTTTGTGTTATTTTCATGGTGTTGCCGCAAGGTTTGCACGATACCCCGCAAAAAACGCAAAGGCTTCTTTCACGGTATCGACTCGCACAGGGTCCGGCGTGATTCCTCGAATCTCAACCTCGACCGTGCCGTAACTGCTTTTCATTACGTGAACGGTTGCGCGGGGGGCTGCTACGCTCTGTAGGCGCTCCCACTCGGTGATGATGTTTGCCTGACTGATGTCCATGGTGTTTTCCTTTGTGAAAGATTGCCCGGTTTCGAGGGTTTCGAGGGCAAAAAGTGGTTTATGGTGTTGCCGATGTGGCAGGATATGAGTCCGCCATTTTATCAGCGGAATCGGCGAAGGCCGCGTATTCCGTAGATTTCTTGTTGGGTCCGCCTGACGAATAGACAACGCAAGCGGCACGGTAGCGGAAATGGGCCGCCAATTTCTGCCAGAAGTCCCGCTTGCCAATGCCTTGGACCCGGTGCGTCCCTTGGACCCAAACGTAGCCACTGAGGCCAACGGGACGAGGGACGACACGGATTCGCTTTGTCAGTTGGAGACCCTCGGCGACAAAGCGGCGGCGCGTGTTTGCCGGTGGAGCCCCGGTTTCGGAGGATTTTTGGGCGCCCATGGTCTAGCCTCTCCTGCGCAAGAGCCGCAGAGAACCAAGATCCTCGGCGCCCCATGGCGCACGGGACTCAAGAATCCACCCGTGGTACTCGGCGCGGTGCGTGTCGGCTTTTGCCCGAGGGTGCGCTTTGTGCAGGATCCAGCCCGTGTCTGGCCCTTGCCCAGACTTGAACACAGGGCCACCATTGGGGGACGGGTGCGTATCGCGGGCGAGTTTATCCAATGCCTCTTGGTATCTCATTTGTTGTTTTCCTTTGTAAAAATTGCCCATGTTTCGGGCGGTTTTGGGTGAATTATTCTCTCAAAAGCGGTTTTTATCCCGCCAAAGTAAGCAAAACTGTCTCGGCAGAAGTCCCCTCAGACTTGAACGATCCAGGGGGCAACACTTCCCAAGAGGTAGCAATGGGGCGAAGCCCCTTAGCCTGCACGATTCCGCCGTAACAGAGGGAAATCAAAAGCCCCCCAGGTTTCAGAAAGCGGCGAGCGTGCAAGATGTGCTGAACATCGAGGCCCCGCCGAAAGGGCGGATTCATCACAACACAATCAAAAGCGCCTCCCAAGTCTTCAACGGAACATGAAAGAAAGTCACGGACAAAGAGGCGGGCCGATGGGTACTTGTTGAACAGGTGCGGCGACAATTCGCGGGAGACTTCAACGGCAACGGTATCAAATGGGCGGCCCAGGTCTGCCAAGGCATCGAGCAAGCGGCCAGTGCCCGCCGATGGCTCCAAGATGCGGCGTGCCCACGATGGGACAAGTGACGCCATTCTGGCGGCCACCGCTGGGGGCGTGGGGAACAGTTGGTCAACCTGGGCAACGTGGGCGGGCGCGGTTTCATTCGCTAACCTGGCAAACGTGGGGGCGGCAGCGGCATGGATCGCCGCCACTGTTGTCCGGTTATGTTCCGCCAGATCGGACACACGGGCGGCAGCTTGCCCCCTCCTTTGTAGAAAGGAGAGGGACACACGGGCGGCGGGGTTCATCCGAATTGGGGGGCACATGGTGGGCGGTCTCCGAGTTCGTAGGTGATGCACTGGCGGTGCGGGGACGTTGGCAATATCCGCTCAGCGTAGAATTGCTGCCCGGTTTCGTCGTAGGTGATGCGATACTCTCGGCCACCGGCACGGCACCACAGCGGGCCGGCGTACCATCGGGGGCCAGAGTCTTCGCGGTACAAATGCCCCTCCCGCATAAATTGCGAGGTGATAAAAAACCGCCCTTCGTAAAACTCAACCCGGCGGCGCTCAGCGCCTCCAAACTTTTGCCAGTCGGTTGGCTCGCCGCCGGGGGCGGAAAATTGGCGGCGGGCGTCATGCAGGAGGGAAGAGAAACCGCACGGGATGCGAGGGGCGAACGTGTCGCCGGGGAGGAAAAAACCTCTCATGCGTTGGCCTCCTCAGTTTCCAGGGGTTCCGATTCTTCAACGGTCGCCGATTCTTCCGCGTCTTCCACGGTTTCGGGGGTTTCTTCAGTGACTCCAAAAGCGGCTGGCCACGTTTTGCGGGCGTATTCCAAAAGCGCAGAGGCGGCTTCCTTCCAGGTGGAAAACATCTGGCCCGTGCGCTCGAAGGTGTATCGGTGCAGTTCAAACTGGGCGCAACAGTGGGAAAACAATTTGCGGGCAATGTCGCGGGGTTCCGATAAGTCAGAAGTCAAATCAAATGGACTCGGTTTCGCGGGTTTGTCCGTCAAGACAACGATGCCCAGGGGGCCGAAGCGGTGGACCATGCGAAGCCGGCAAACGCGGGGAAGATATGACCGCATGCCGCCAAGATCGAAGCCGTCCACTTCTTTTGCATACGATGGAAGCGCGGCATATTCCGCCGATGTCATTTCCCGCACTTGGTACGCCAAGTTTTTCCATTCGGGGCGAGCGAGAACGGCGGCGGCGTCTTCTTTGGAAAGGTTCAACAGGGGCAACGCTTTTGGCTTGGATGCCTTCAGTTTTGCAGTAAAGGCCGCCAGTTTCGCCTTGCTTTCATCGGTTGCCGGTTTCACCTCGGCGGCCCATTTGAAACGCTCGGCAGAGAAGGCATGCACACTGCCGCGCTCTGCGTCCAGCAGGTAAATCTTGGACAAGTCCCCAGTTTTGGCCTTGGTAACGCGCTGGACAATGTACTTGCCCGAGTGCCCAACGATTGCACCAGGGGCCAACGTGTCGGCCAAGGTCTGTGCCGCTGTGCCGCCTTGCTCTGCCAAAAGTGCCCGCTCAAAGTCGATTCTCAAATTGTAGTGGGCAAGCCATCGGGACTTTGTTTCATCAGGGCGCAAGGGGTGGCGTTGGAACCAAAGGCAAAGCGCGGCGAGGCCGTCGATCTTGTCCTCTGGGGCCTGGTCGGGATTCGTGAGGGAATAGAGGTCTGAGGGGCGGCGGTCGGCATTCGTTGGGTGCTTGTAGTCATAGGATCCGCCAGAGCGCCGCCCTAGAAAAAAGTGGAACAGGGCAGAAAACTCTTCCTCCGTTTTGTCTGACGTTGCCCAGTTTTGGAGGATCTTGGCGAAGTGGTCCCATTCCGCTTGCCGTTCGGCGTAGTCGGCAAGACTTTTACGGCGATCCGATTCTAGCCCTTGGATGCGGCGATGCCGCACGTCTGCCCGGTCCCGATGGTCAGAGTTGCGAAGCACCCCGCCCACGCGGTGCCGCCAGTATTCCGCGCACTCCCAACGGGACACGCCACGGGTGCGGGCTTGCTCGCGGCGCCGATTGGAAACCCGGCGAGCGTGGGCAATGCGCCAACCTGTGGAATCAAAACGGCTGGCAGCGGTCAGGGCCTCGTCCAAGCGTTTCTCGCGGTATCCGTCAAACCGCTCTGCCCTTTCGGCAGCACGTTCGGCGGCGGGTTGCTCCTCGTCGCCAATATCACCGCAGAGATCGAGGGCGGCATCTTCAGCCTGGGGAGTCCAACGGGGGCAGACAAAAAGCTCTTGTTTTGGCGCCCATTTGTACCCTGCCGCCTTGATTGCGTCATATTCCGAGCGGGGCAAGCGAAAGGCGGGATAAATCCGCAGTTTGTTATCCTCGGGGGAATACGTGGCGGAATGGGGGAAGGTTTCTTCCTGAGTGGCCCCGGTTTCGGGGGTTGCTGAGGGGGAAGGGGAGACAAGGGCCGCCGCGTTGTCTTGGGCGTCCGCGTTGTCAGTGGTGGCATATGGGGCAAGAGTTTTCATGATGGTAATCCTTTCGGGACAAAGGGGGACGCCTGTGGCGTCACGGTTTCAGAGGTTTTCGACTGGTCAAGACTTGGCAAGGGTCAAGCAATATTGAAAAACGGCGGCAGTTGGCCAAGCGTCGCGCCGCACAAGAACCCAAACGGGCAAACGCTCATAGGGCA